GAGTTCGGCTTTTAAATCATGGTGTACTACTTTTACTCTATTTTTATTTTTGTTATTTTTTAATACATCGTGCAGTCGATTTAAGTTGCCAGAAAAATCTAATCTATCTAAAGATACCACCTCCCAGTCGGTTTCTGTAAGTATGGTATCAATGACATGATGGGCAATAAATCCAGCCCCACCGGTAATAAGCACTCTTTTCATGTTTTCTTCCACTGAGTAATTTTCATTTTTGCCCTTAGTCCACTAAAGGTATTTTTTTTAATTAAAGTCATAGGGTCTATACCTTCCATTACCATTTCGTTAATATCCTTAACATTTAATGATTCTGGCCATATGACAATATTATACCCTTTATCAATACACTTCTCCATACGCGTAACAATTTGCTTATTCCTTGGTTCATTATCATATACAAATGTCACCCCTCCTTTAAACCCATCCAGAAGGTTGGGGGATAGATCGGACCCGGCCATAGCTACTGAATTTTCTACAAACATAGAATCAATCGGTCCTTCTAATACATAGACTGGTTTGTTGAGATCAACCGTATCTAATCCAAAAATTTTAGGTTTTGATTCATCAAATATAATAGTAATATATCTAATTCCATCGGGTTTAAAACTACGACCTTGAACGCCAAAACAGTTGTCATCCTTATCGATGAATGGTATTATCAGCCTGGCCTCGTCACCATCATCTCCATTGAATTTCCCAGGGATAACAGTGTTTATCCACCGTTTAAACCTCGGGCAATAGCATAGCTTGTAATGATATTTGGCTGGAATTTTTCTGTTAGTGACGTATCTCTTGGCCGGATGATCATGCTCAAGTTGACTAATCTTCTTTAAATCTTTAAGAGGAGAATATATTCTAAATTTAGGAATCTGTATCTTGGTGATATCAACAGTATCTTCTTTCTTTTCCTTATTAAGATACTTCTCCTGACTATACTCATTAAACAACTGCTGATCAAATTGTTTTAAAAAGTTTCCAAACAACATCGAGGCACCACAGTTGTGGCAGAAGTAAAGTAGATGGTCTTTCTTCTCGTAAATATAGCCTCGAGACTTATAGGTATTTTTTTGAGAATCACCACAGATAGGACATCTGAAGTTATACGTCTTAGGATTTAACTTAGTAAATCGCTGCAAACGGTTGGAGAGTAATTGGGTATACTTATGATCAATGAATAGCATTATAAACCTGTATTGAGCAGCTCACATAGTGATTATAATACAGGGTAAAGCAAATATCAACTAAATGGTATTATCCGAAAAAATTTTCAAATCTTACGTGGGCAATAATGTATCCTATTACAACAGCGGCTCCTATAATCATCCACCTCCATCTTTCTACAACACCAAGGCGCTCATCCATTGAATCCATTTTTTGCATAAGAAGATGATGCTGCTGCTTTGACTCAACACGCAATTCTTTAACATCAGAAGCAATATTTTTTACTTCGTTTTCCAAGACTGCAATCCTTGAAGGTGTGTCGAACGATTCCATATTCTTATAGTTATGCTAGTAAAGAGGCAGCACTTATAGCTGCAGTGATATAGGTATTTAGTTGTTCTTTTCTTTGAAGTTCTTCAGCATTCATGGTAACTGCTTTTTCTATTTCAAGCCCTTCAAGAAGATTTTTATATTCTTCTTTTGATAACTCATTATTTTCAAACGCACGCTGTATTTCATTAAAATGATATTCTAGCTCAACGATATCGCTCATCTTGGTTTACTCCCTATAACTTTTTGTGCAGTTTCTGAAGATCTTATAATTTGTTGTAATTTAAGTTTACAAAAAGATGGGGAAGTGTTGTTAGAATTAAAATAGGCATCACTTCCTTGTTTTACTAAATCATGAATATTATTTGATAGCTTTATCGTATCATCATTCCTAGGAATATATTGCGTAAAATTTTTAAATTCTACAGCTAAACTATACAATGTTTCAAAATTTTTCTTTGATATATCCACGTTATCACATTGCTTAATATTTATTTCAGCATTTGATCTTATCTTATTTACTAATGAATATTCGTAGTTGTCATACCCGGTCATAAAATATGCTTCATACATTTTAGTTACTACAGCACAGCCGGGTAATATTAGTAGGACGCTACTTGCTATTATTAGTTTGAGGCTTCTTGGGCTCATAATATTCTTTATATTTTATAATTATAGTTTTTTGAGTTGCAATATAATTTCTAATTTCGGCCATTGTAAGGGCCAGCTGCTCATATCCTTCATCGGTTAATCCAAAAAGTACTACATCCACACCTTTTGATTCTAAATCTTTAAATACCTGTTCAGCATTATCTTTAGTAATAATTACCCATTTTATTTCTCTAGAGGTAAGAGGGGCTGGATCAGGTAAATCTAACCTTATCCTTTCTTCGGCCTTAGTTTTTATCTCTATAGCGTCTGGTCTTTTCCAATTAGGAAAAGCACAGGCATTAATTAGAGGGAGAATAAGCAGGGTTGATAAGAGACGGACATTCACGATTGGCCTCGGTAGGGGTTTTAGCTGACAGTTCTTTTTCATTTAATGGCGCACCAGATGCAAGCTCCAAACATCTTAGTGCATTTGTGGTTCCTCTATTTACTAATTTTTCCATAAGATCGGGCTTTTCCGCAGCAAGCTGACCGATATCTTTTTTGTGAAATTTATTAGAAAGATTCTCAACATCTTTTCTCTGCTTATCATTTTGCTCAACTAGCTCTTTATTCTTAATACGCACCGACTCTATGTCAACTTTTTGCTGCTCAATTAGCGCTTGTTGATTTTTTATTCCACTTTCTAACTGCTTATTATTTATTTCTAGTATAGCCATTGATGCTTGCATATTACTAATATAGTATATTCCCCCAACTATCACAGATAAAAAAACTAAAGCAACTACGGCTTTAAAAATACTACCTATACCTATCATTATGCAATAAGTCCAGGCTTATACACTACTTTGCCATTCTCTCTCATAGCTGTAAGAGATTGACATTTTAAATCTTTTGGATTGTAGGAAACATGAACCCAGCCTGAATCAGGGATACCAGGGGTGTAAAATTCTAATATAAGTTGGGTATACCAAAAGCTTTCCGAAATATATTTTGCCAGATCATAATTAGGTATTCCAGGTATCTCTATATCAGCGGCTTGCCCCTTACAATGATCGCTTGTTCTTGAGCCGCCAACAGCAGCATTTACATTAGGATGTCTAAATCCTGAATTTACTTTTATACCCCTACCATATGCGTTTCTTAACGGTTGAAGAATATTTTCGCATAAAGCCTTAAGGTTTTCTATTTCTACAGGTCCGGGAGTATTATCTAATCCGTTTCTTAAAGCAGTCTCACTTTTAATCATTTCAGCTAAAGAAAAATTTTCAGTTAACTGCATTTTTACTCTCCATTTCTTTTCGTTTAAACATTTTCTTAAAAGTAATTTTTTCCCCGGCAGGCTCTCCTTGATTACCTACCCCCAATCCAGCCACCTGTCCATTACCTACAACATTTGTTATATCTTCATCCATTTTATCTAACATATCAATAACTAAAGCCTCTATTTCTTCTTCGGTCATTTGCTCTAATTTTTTTTGTTCTTTAAGTAAAAGACCGGCAGCAGCATATGATACTAATTTAGAATCACCGCCGGGAAATTTGGCTAGTAATTTTTTTAAGTTAGCTGCTAAAATATCAAAGTATCCCCAAGCTTTTTTTTCTTCTGAGGTAGATAGAGTAGCTCTTTTTTTAAGAACCTTGCCATTTTGATCAATAATTCCGAGTTTATACGCATCCCATTCATTAAACGGAGTAATTAGTCTAACTATAAACTGATATACAAGAAAAAGATCTACGACACTTGCCATATTTTTCTTAAGGCCTCTACTATTTTTGGATCCATTTGAATATTAGAAGTTATTACTGTACTATTATCTATCCCTATCCCAACCACCTTATCAGGACAATAATTTAAAAAAATAAGAAACGGTTTAAGATATTGATAATAGTCCTTAAGTTTTAAGAACAACATTCTTGTAGACGCTTCTACCCCAAATAAATTATACACTACAATAATATGATTTAAAATGAGCCTTTCTTTTAATTCTCCAGTTTCTTCATACCTACTAAAAAGCCTTTTTAAATATTTAAATCTGTTTAAGTCCTCGTAAAATTCTAGTGTATCAAAACATGACGGGTTATCATAATGTTTAGCTGCGTATAATAAAAAGTTTGCTTCATCAAGTTTTTCAAGTTGCATGTTAAGTTAGTCTTACCAATACTATTCCTGAATTTTGATAATACGGTTCTCCTATAGCAACTCCCGCAGTATTTGCTGCAGCATCATCAACATATGGACCAGGTATTGAAGCAGGGCCTTGTGGTCCTGTTATACCTTGAAATCCTTGTGCACCTGTTGCACCTTGATTACCTTGAGGTCCTTGAGGACCGGTATCACCTTGATTACCTTGAAATCCTTGTGCGCCCTGAGGGCCGGCAACAGTTGAGGCATCTCCCTGTGCTCCTTGAGGACCAGATGGGCCAATATCACCTTGACTCCCAGTAGGCCCCTGAGGACCTGAAGATCCTGTACTTCCTTGGCTGCCCTGGGCACCTGATGCCCCTTGTGATCCGTTATCTCCCTGAAATCCTTGTGCTCCTTGTGGACCTGGGGGCCCACCTGGTGTTCCTGCATCTCCTTGAAATCCCTGAGCACCAGTAGGTCCTTGAGGACCATTCAATCCATTATCACCTTGGGCGCCTGTTGGACCCTGAGGTCCATTGGCCCCATTATCACCTTGGACGCCTGTTGGACCCTGAGGACCGTTAGATCCATTATGACCTTGAAATCCTTGAGCGCCTGTCGGTCCTTGAGGACCATTTGATCCATTATCACCTTGAAATCCCTGAGCGCCAGTAGGTCCTTGAGGACCAACGGTAGCTACTCCTCCGATATAAAATCCAGTTGCATTAATGGATGCATTTACGGAAGAATTACCAATTAAAATAGTTCCATTATTAATAGTTGTATTGACAGTAGAATTGCCTACAGAAAGTGAAGAACCAAGAACTTGCACATTTCCGGCAGTAATAGTAGTATTTACCGTGCTATTACCTATTTTAATAGCGGTGGTGTTTAATGAAAGATTTGCTCCTACACTAACAACCTGTTTAAATGTAGTGTTGGTGTTTACATTGGCAAAAAAATTACCGACCGTTATTTTGTTGGTAGCAGCATTAGCAGTACCCGGTTGATCTATTATAATTAATAAATCATCCCCAGAAGCATTTGTCAGAGCGTCAAGCTCTGACACCTTTTTTGAACGTTCGGCCATCTATTATTATGTTGTAATAGTTAATATAGCATTAGCCGATGTAACGTTGGCTGCACCGCCTGTAGTTGATATTTCAACCTTAAAGCTGGCATTAGCAGTCTGTACAGCCGAATTCACTACTAATGAAGCACCCGTTGTAACACCAACGTTGGCCCCGGCTTGAATACTACTTCCGTTGGCATACGTCCACTGATAGGAAAGAGTTCCTCCAGATGGCACAGTAACGGCGGCAACAGTAAAGGTGGCGTTTGCACCAGCCGATGTATTAGCAGAGGTGTTTGAAGGTTGGGTATTAATAACGATTCTAAAATCAGGAAGAACAGTATCGTCAGAACCATCAGTCCCAATTCCTCCAGCTACTAATACCTCTGTCTGCACCCTTCCAGCTCTCCCGCCAGATCCTGTTGTTCTTAAAATCCAACCGGTGTGCGCAATAGATCCAGAATTAGCTGCCATTTCATTAGTATCAACAGCAAACATACCCACCGTCTGACCGGTAATAAAAGCATCGGCTGTTGTATTACCGTATAATGCATTTCTGTTTGTTGTATTGGCTGGAAGCTTTACAGATGTAGGCGCCCAAAGTACGCTATTTGAACTAGCGTCGCTTGATCCCCATTGTGGCATTTTTTAACTCCTTTATGTTAATTATAGTTATTTATTAATCGTCTAACGAAAGCATATCTAATAAAAAAGCAGATTTTTTACTTATTTTTTTTACCTTACCATCCACTACTACTGAGGGTTCTTTTATATCTTCTATACCAGGTTTTTTATTTTCTATAATAGGATCTTGTTTTTTTACCTCCACCATGTTCTTTGTTATAGAGGGGGTAACTGAAATAACTTCGTTTGATTTTACAACAAGATTTTTTACACTTATATTACCAATCTTAGTAAACTGTTCAGGTAAAGGAGATACTTTTACAACAGAAAGCTTATTTTCTACTGTATTAATAACCCCTTCTTCCTTTTTTAAAAGATTGGCTGCATAAAACGGCATTACTTTATCATCCTATGAACATCCATTAAGTTTTTATGACTTGCATGAATATGTTTTTGTATTTCTAATCTATCTGAAGGTTTCAGTTTACCCATAGCCCCTAACACTTTATGGGCTACCTGTGATGGTACTTTATGACTGGAGCCATCGGCAAATTTAACATCATGGGTACCTCCAGTGTCAACAGATTTTTTTAGATGATTAACTATATTTTGGTCTGGCTCAGGTCCTGTATCTGGACCATATTCATCCTCATCTTCAGATTTTTTCATCATAGGAGAGCCAGCTTTACGAGGGCGTCCACGACCCTCGTCTATATCTACTTCTTCCTTCATTTTTCTTTTAGAATGATTCATATGAGCTTCAGATATTAAAATTTCGAGCTCAGATGTAGGAACTTGTTTTTCAATGCCGTGCTCAAACATTACATCATACCATTCAATGTTACCGTTCTCATCGGGCTCGGCATGCTGGCTGAATAGTGTTTTACCTTCACCAAACTGCTCAGACTTAACGTGAAGAGCACATTGATGACTCTGTCCCGGGGTATCTTTAGCTTCTTCAATTTCTAATTCTTCTTTTGCTAAACGATCGATGGCTTTTTCCACACCAGCTTCACGCCTGCGAGCATCATCCTTATATTTTCTTTCCCAAGTAGCTGCTGCTGCTGCTTTGTATGCTGGTTTTCTGGACTTTGTAGCAATTCTCTCAAAATCTTTACCAGTTGCCATAGTTATTCTTGCGTCACGTGTTGCTTTCTTAGCATAAGAAGCAAGAGTAGATTTGGAGAGCTCTTCAATCTCTTCAACTTCTTCTTTTTTTATTCTTGTATCATTAGGAGAAGACTTGAATGGTGCTTCCCCTCGACTAATTCTCTCATATCTTTTTTGTGCCTTTTCCGATGATTTCATACTTGTTGCTAACTTTTTATCATCAGGATGGTATTTTAATGCTGCTCTATCCAGTCCAGCGGAATATTTTTGGTCTTTTGCTCTTTCACCAGCCTGCTTTTGACCCTGACCAGGGATAAATTTTCGTGCTAATTTTTGTAATCCTGTATATTCATCCAACTCTTCAACTTCTTCTTTTGTTAGACGACCGACTGCTCTATCGATGCCATGCATGCGTTGAACCGATTTCTTAACATCAGGCTTAGCAGCCTCACGATCTTTCATCATACCAGCTTCAGCTTTTTTATAGTCCATGCCACGACTAATGTTGTGAGCAAAATCAGCACCCGCCATGGTTCTTTTACGCTCACCTTCGGCTGATCTGTTTGCCATATCAACAGAAGCTTTGCTGATATATGAGCCAAGAGTCTTTTTAGAGATTTCATCAATCTGGTCGGCTTTAGAGTTTACCGACTCACTATTAACCTGATGGGCAATATGTGGCTTAATCCGAACAGGATATACTTTGCCTCCAAAATTAAATTTTTTCTGACCAGCTTTATGGGCAGCCGCGGCTGCACCCATAAAATGAGCAACACCTTCTTTTTCAATATCTTCAGGAACAATATACTCATATTTCATCTTTTTCATTGCTTCTAATTGAAGCTTTGACTCGAATGAGTCCCTTTCCTCATTGTATTTTTTTCTATCTTCATTAACAATTTTAGAAATTGCATCAATTACTGATTTAGATGTGTTATAAAGCATTTTATTTCTCCGTATCGTGATATTTCATGTAGTCGTGTACTGAGGTAATATAATCTTTTGCTTTAGTTATTTTACCTTGAACCCAACCCTCTAGTTCTGTATTTGTATTTAACATATTAGCTATCTCAGTAGCTTTGGCGGCGATAGCTCTTAGTTCTCCAATAGCCATTTCGCCTTCATAGTCTTGCTCATTTAAGTTTTCATCAATAACTTTTTTCTGTACTTGACTATGTCTATTTCTATCAATAGCTGTTATTCCCGTTCTTATCTCATCATTTTTTTCACCTTGATCTTTTACAGAATCAGATTCAAGACTTCTAGGAACCTTTTTAGTCATGTTCCTATATGTAGATATAAGAGATTTATAATTATCCATTTAAATATCCTCGTTGTCTAGCGGGCCGTTAGTAAGCCATAAATCACATGTTCTTGTTCCTGCACATTTAAAGTGTAATATTTCACAATAACCAAGATCGGCCTTTTCTATTACAGCCATTGCATTAGTTCCTTCTAATCCTTGATCCATACCTTTTTCTATACATTGACGCATTTGATCGGAGATATTAAAGGCAGCACAATTTTCACACAGAGAAGTTTTTGCTGTCTTTATATCGACTTTCCACATATCGGCTTTTTCTTGCCAGAATTCTCTGTTTTCTTCCATAGGGTTCATAGGCCCATAGCCATATTCATCAATAGCATTTTGTCTGTTTTCTATATTTACGTCCACATCTATTGTAGCAATAGGACATTTGGTTTCTTGTTCAATAATAAAATGTTTAAATTTATTTACCATGCCTTACAGCTCCAATATCTGGCTTTCCATTTAGGACCTGGGTTATCACAATTATGTCTTGCTCTAAAACTTCTTCTTCTAGCTGGAATATGTTTTTTAATGGATAAGTTTTTATCACCAAAATTAACTTTTACAACCCTACCAGAAGGTCCTTTTACAAATACTTTTGATTTTTTTACATCGCCAGCTGACGGTTTATTAAGCTGGACTTCTCGTCCTTGATATTCAGCTTCTGTAATATATTCTTTAAAAGATAGCATTATTTTTTACCTTTATGCATATTAATAAACCAATGGGCAAGCTGTTTTTTTCTTGGCGATGCATCATCAGACGATCTTATTTTTTTAAGCTGGGCTATAGACATTCCTTTTAGACCATGTCTTGCCATATCCCCTTTATCTTCTGGATTTTTTCCATCCATAAAATTTTCTAGTACATCTAGTACATCAGGATGGTGCTCAAAGCCTGGCTTTATTTTAATTCCTATATCAGCTGCAGTATAAAATACACCCATACCTGTGGGCTTATCAATTACAAAACTTTCGGAAAGATCTTCGCTTACCGAGCGCCAGCCTCCCCCTTTAGATTTATACCATTTAGCTGCCCATCCGTTAGCATATGCTGAAGGATAAACATCAAATTTTGATCTTGCCAATGCTTTAGCTCTCGACCATAGAGCGGGGTTGGTAGGTTTATTTTTTTCTTCTAAATCTTCTATTTCTTCAGTTTTAACATTTACAGGGGCCTGTCCCTTGCCTTGTCTATCAGCGACCGGGTCTTCCCTTCTTTTTCTTCTAACTGCAGTAGCTCTATCTTCTTTATCCATTGCTCGTGCTTTAGCTAACGGTAAGCATTTAGGCTTTCCCTCCCCAGGCTCTCTAGCACAATCACCTTTTATATTACCTTTTGTATCCATTCTCACCCAACGATCCTTAAACCACTGTCTTAAATCTTCTTTAACATATTGGTTTTTAGATTTAGATATGAAAGAATTTACATAATTAAACCCAATTTGATTAGGGGTGTTTTTTTGGTTTTCTGACCAACTATTACGACCTTGATTAAACTGCTCTAGTAAACTAAACAGTGAAATATTTGATTGTTTTGATTTTTCCGTAAGAGACATTAATTGTTTAGAATCTAAAGAAAAACGCTCACATATTATTTTATTAAACATAGACTCAAACAGTGAATGTGAGAGATTAGGACTATAAGAGGATGCAACCAATCCACTATTTTGTTTTCTTGGAGACTGCTTAATTCCGGATCTTACTTTAGAAATACGAATCATTTCACGCTTTCTAACCCTTTGATATAATCTAGCAGCTAATGCTTTTATAAGTCTCTCTTTGCCTTGAATCTGTCTATCCACGGCGATTTTATCTGAAGGGGAAAGAGTTCTGTACGAAGATCCCCTTTTGCCGGCAAATCTGGCTCTAGCAAGTTCTCTTGCAAGATTTTGTGATCTTCTTCTTAATACTTTTTCTGATGCAAAACGCTTTAATGCAAGAATTTTTTGTCTTTGTATTCTAGGTTCTCTGCGTCTGAGATTAATAGCCCTTTTACGCCGTTGGGCAAGAGTAAGCACTGCCTCTTCTAATTCTTGTTCTAAACCTTCTTTTACTGATCTAATATGCTTGGCGATTTCTTCAGCATGGGGATGAAGTGCTCTTGGAAGACCAGATTTAAACTGTCTTGTTTCTCCAGATCTGGCATGGGCACGCATTTTTGTGCCTGACATTCCTTCTACTCCTTCAGCGTCCGGATCTCTTGCACCAGCCGATACTACCTTTATAGATTTAAAATTGTAAAGTGCTTTATCATGAGTACCATTATATTGTGCTAGCTTCTTTTTATACTCATCTACTCTATCAGATCCAGCAACCATTACAAGATGCTTATGACCGGCCTGATGTAATTTTTTTGCAATATGAAGAAAACTCGGCTCTTCTTTTGATGAACTTCCAACGTGCACTCCCTCAGGAGCTACTTTATTTAAATACTGTACTTTTTTTTCTTTTGGAAGAGGGTCTTTAGCCGTTCCTTCTGAATGTGAGGCAAATACATGTGCATGACCATTATGCTCGTCGGCTACAGATTTTACCTTGTGAATTAATTTTTCATGACCAATAGTAGGAGGATTAAATCTACCAAAAGTAAATACAGCTGTTGAATCGGTAGACTCTTCTATTTTCTTAATATTTAATTCTGGAGCAATCTCTATTTTATTTGGCTGCTCCCCGGTAAGGGTCTTACCTTTAATGTAGTCTTTTAATGACTTTTTTTTATTTTCCATGTTGTCCTCAAATGCAGGTTTACCGTAGCCTAACTGCGAATAAGACTATTTATAAATTTGTCCAGCCCTTAGTTTTTCGTAATTTTAAAATAACGTGAAATGGTCCATCACCTATAATCCTAATATTTTTGTCAGCATAAACATTATCTACAAAACCAACAAAATCATAGTATCCAGAGTTAATAAGGTAGTAATGTCCATGAACTTCATTGTTTGCAGAAGTTATTAATCTAGTTATGTCAATTTGTTTATCTTTCTTAGCGCCCCAAAATATTTCCTGTATTCCTACGCCTGGATTACCTAAAAAAGTTTGTGTTGGTGCAGTAAGATCGTCTTGCAAGCTAATGTCAATAGTTCCCCCACCAGCATCTGTTTTATAACATTTAACAACAACCTCAGTATCAGATAATTTAATAAAATGCTTTTCTGCCATTATCTCTCTCTACTTAAAAAGTTTGCCCGACTAAAGTCACCTCTATCAACAAGCTTTGTTGGACGGTTGTTACGAACAGCAACAAAGCCTTCTGGTTTAGTTTTTATACCGGCAATATGATGATCAAATTTTTGATGGGTAGATAAAGCATGCACTAAAACATTTTTAGCCTGCTGAAGGTGATGATGCATGTTTAATGCCGATTGAAAGTGCTGGGCATTATCATTGACATGGGCGTGCTGACCTTGCAATGTCTTTTGCTTGGCTGCTTTAGCCTTTTCTGTCTTTACCTTATCCATCTCTTTTAACGCACGCCCGGCTAAATATTCTTTATAGCCTTCCACTGTTGGTTTAGTATTCTCTTTGACGGTCTTATTAATGTATGTCTTTAAATGCTCGGTATGCGGTTCAATGGCACTATGGAAGTCTTTATGTGCACTATTAAAGGAATTTGTAGCAGAGTGTAAATGCTCTTCGAACTTCTTCTGCTGTTCAGGTGTATACTTAACCTTTTTATGATCAATAGTCGGATGGACGACATGAACATCAGGATGCTCTTTTAATTGGGTAGTATCGGCATTGTAATGGGCCTTCATATTGGTTAAAGAAGTCCCTTTATATTCAGTATGCGGAACTACTCCTATCTTTGACTTCTTAATTTTTTCTCCCTCTTCACCATTATGTGGTGTTGAGTATGTAATAGTATTGGGTTTGAAGTGTAGTTTATTATCTTTAGCTTCTACATCCCCGGTAGGATTACTTCTTGACTTTATTCCACTATGCATTAGGTCTCCTTGGTACACTTTACCCTTCGGTGTAATCTTTGGGAGATGTTTTAGTGCATGTTTGAGCTTTTCGGCTAGTCCGGGAGCGTGGCCATGGTTGCGATCAATATCTTCCGGAGTATAATTGATCTTTGGATCTTTATTAAACACCGATTTGGTACCTACAAAGAACCTTCCAGTCTCCGGATGATGACCCCATACAATAGAAGGCGAGCCATCATATTTGGTAGTAATAGTGGTCTTGTTCTTTTTACCTTTTAATATGTCATGAGTATCTTGTAGGTTATGGTATGCATGGGCAAAGCCCTTATCTCCGGCATTAATAACATGATCTTCGGCATGCTCAAGATGAGTCAGTTTAGATTCGTCGGAGACGGCTTCGGTAAGAAAAAATTTAAAATTTAACATTATATTACTCTATATCCTGAAGGTGGTTTACCTGATAGCCTAAAACTAGCCATAACATCTATTGAGACTGGTTTGTTAGGATCACTTAATCCTCTGGGCTGTATTCTTACTTCAAGCTGGGCTTTTAGGTTAGAAAGAGTTGGAAGATTTGTAGCTCCTATTTTTGCCAATAACTGCTGTTGTTCTTTTGGTACCAAAGTTCCATGCTCATCAATAAACCATAATTCATTATCTATCATCATTAATAGCATGCTATAATCAGCATCAGGTCTTAATCCCCCTTTAAATTTTTTCTTATAGTGTTTTATTATACCCTGTCCGAGAACAGTATTATCAATCTTTGCAATTTGGTAATTCTCAGTATTATTTGCAAAATTAACTAGTTTGTTTCTTCTTTGTAATTTATCACTTTCTATTGTCATAGTACCACTATAAATTTTTGTAATACGGGAGTCAGCATATTTTTTTAAATCACCAAGCAGCCGCTTACCATTTTTTATAGCATCGGGGGTGCCGTTCATTATAGCAATAAGTTCTTCTTTTTCTGGGGTAAGATTGGGGGTGCTAAAAACAGTTCCGTTAAATATCCAATCCCTCATTGAACCCATCTGTGCTTTAGCATCAGCTTTATATTCTACCCAAACATCAACCTGTTTAGTACCAATTTGAAATCTAAATCCAAAGTCTGGAAAGTCCGTACTAAAGCCAGCCGGTGCTGCCCAGGCATCTTTAGGAGAAAGCATCATCTTTCTCAACAATTTTTCATATGCATTTTTTTCCGCCTGTTCGGCATTAGCACTTACTGCCATTTGATTCCTTAAAGTTATTAAATATTTATAGATAAAAAAGCCCCTGGTTAGGGGCTTTAAGGAATCAAATTACTTAGTGTACAAGCTTTAAGTCTGGCTTACCTTTTTCTTTTCTTTCCCCTGGCCATGGCTGATTTTGAATAACACTAAGGAAATCTTGAAACTCTTCCTTATTACTATACATCTGGTACTGCTGGGCGATAATACCCAACATAATTCCAAACACTTCCATCGGTTTGTAACCTAATTGAACGCTTTCGTCATAAAGGGCTTTAAACCCCGGATATAAAGCCTTAAATACTTCATCGTCTCTATTCATATTAATGAGGGGGATTTCTCCCCCTCCCTCCCTATCAGGCTGCTTCGGCGTATTCAACGGCCTTTTCGAGCGCTTTAATTTTAAGCCCTCGATTGGCACCATACCATGCCGATGTAAGACGGGTATCGGCCGAACGACCAACCAGATGGTCGGTCATATACGTAACCGCATTAAACGGCTGCCACCAAGACCCTTCGGCAAAGTTTGCCCCAGGCTGATTGACCAGAATATCCATTGCTCGAACGGCAGCCCTGGACATTTCCTTATCCTTGCTCGACATAACAGGAAAGACTTCTTTAAAGTAATCCTTAACTTTATCCTGCTTATAGCGCCTGGATCCAAGGAACTGGGCCATTTCCTTATACTTGGCCAATTTATGGGTGGCAATTCCAAGAGTTTCCTTAACCTCATCGGCGTTAAAGATCTTCTTATGATTGACTTTAACGTAGTTATCGGCTTTGGATTCCAGACTCAATGTGAGAGTGTTATTACACACCACACGAATAGGGGTGAAACGAACGTCGATAGATTGGCCAAATTTATGAGGGTTTGAGAATAGAAGATACCCATCGATCTTGTCTCCTTTAAAAATATCAAATGACTCTTTAATCTTAGCCAGCACCCAAACAATCTGACCGCCCTTAAGGGAGCCAGCAGTATGCATTTCCATATCACCGACTCGGCAATACTCATCAAAGAATTCAAAAGCCTCAGAATTCTGAACTGGATTCCAATCAGTAGATACGACATCTAGAATCTTGTTATCTGAAGATCGAGTAAGAGCCGATTTTCCGACAAACTTTTTTTCTCCGTCAATTTCGGCAAAGCATGGAACTTTTTGAACCGTCCAATCAAGCTCGGCTTTCTTAAGAAATTGCTCGGGGGAAAGATCATTCGGTACTCGGGTTCCAAGTCCGTGCCAAGGTACTTCACCGGCATATGCCATAGTTTCAACTTCATGTGCCATTACAAACTCCTTTTCAGTTAATGTACAATAATTTTATTCTAGTTACAAAAATAAATCAACTTAGAATGTAAAAACATAGTTATTAGCTCTTTGAATAATGCTCGCAATATGGGCATTAGTACGGGCATACTCCTGATCCATTTGCTCTTTAGTTCTTACTTCTTTTTTTACTCTTACTACTGGTCGTCCCATCTTTGTAGCTTTACTGTAGTAGACGGCGGCATTAGCCTTACTTACACCTAAAAGGTTAACAATTTCCTCAATCATAACTTTTTTATCAGTTAATTCTTTTTTGGTATTAATAAGGTTAAAGACTTTTTCAAGATTAGTCATAATTAAACTCCTCATTTAGAACATATATTATATTCTCGTCCCAAAAATAAATCAACTACAAAAAAAGACCACAGCTAGCTGTGGTCTTTAATAAGAATAATTCTTATTTACGACTTATCTACAAAGGATTTAAGTTTATCGGCTTCCATCAATATCTGCTGAGTATCAGGAAATTCCGGAACTTCGGTTAGAGGCTGATTTCTGATATCGGCATTTTGACGGGCTACTTCCATTTTAGTAAAGTAGCGTTGGTTGAGTTGGTCTTGGGCCAATTTGATCAGCTCAAGACGAATTTCATATGGAGTTTTTCCAGTCATTTTAATTCCTTTCTGTGTTGTGTGTGTAATGACCCAGATGGGTCATTTTTATTTATGCTACATTTAAGTACTTTAATCGATCGGCGGCATAGGAAGCAGCAAAAGCTCTAGGTTTAACCATAGGAACAACATTACATGTTCCTCTAATGTATCCGATAGCTTCTTGCATTACACAATTACTTCCAAAACGTGAATCAGGATTAATATCTAAATGAACTTCTACCTGTCTATCACCCAGTACATCGGCCAGTTTGAGGTATAATTCGGATAACTTATATACTTCATTCATTAATCGAATTCTTGGTCTGTTTACTTTCTGATCAAAGTCTTTTTCTTTTATTACCTCACCAAACAATTTACATCCATGCTTACCATCGATATGAATTACAATGGCAAGAATGTAATCGGCGTACCATATATTATTACTTTTATAGCGCTCGGAATCACAACCAATGTAAATTTTAGTTTCAAGTGATTGATTCGAAATGAAATCTTTAACCTCTTGAATGTCAAACTTTTTCATACCTTTTCTTTCAAATACAATGGTGGGCCCGGAGGGACTCGAACCCCCGACCAAGCGATTATGAGTCGCCTGCTCTAACCAACTGAGCTACAAGCCCGTTAAACAAATGGTACGAGTGGAGGGACTTGAACCCTCAATCCCGAAGGCGACAGATTTTAAGTCTGTTGTGTATACCATTCCACCACACTCGCATATTATTTTTTAGTTCTGGTATTTTTTTGTACAGTGGTTTTTACTTTAGCGGCTGTTTTTTTAGCCACATTTTTTACCTCTGTTTTTGCATTCTCAACAGCAACTTTAATTTCCTCAGAATCAATTTTACCATCGTTATTGGTATCAATTTTATTTTTAGATTTGCCATAAAAAGCAATAAATCCAATGGCTACTATAAGAACTATGATTACTAAAAATTCCATTTCTTTCTCCTTAGAAGTTGGCCCGGCCACCAGGAATCGAACCTGGACCTAGGGTTTAGAAGACCCTTGTTCTCTCCATTGAACTATGGCCAGATTATTCGATTATAGGCATTACTACTTATTAATACAATATGGTTGGAGCGGGTAGTGGGTATCGAACCCATCTACTTCAGTTTGGAAGACTGACATGTATCCATAAACACCTTACCCGCCTTTTACTTTCTTTAATGCGCTCTCCACACAATCTTCAGTAGATAAAATATCTTGATAATACTCTACATCTTTTTTTACTTTTTCATGTCGTTTGGTATTTTCATTAAATTTTTCTTCAAATTTATTATCTTTTTTTTCTTTATTTTCTTTTTTATTCATACGAATCCTTAATGGTGCCCCTCCCCGGAATCGAACCAGGACCCCTCCCTTACAAGGGGAGAGCACGACCTTCATGCTAGAGAGGCAATGGCTCCGGATCCTGGGCTCGAACCAGGGACCAAATGATTAACAGTCATCTACTCTACCACTGAGCTAATCCGGAACGGATGCTTCCTAGCCACCATTATTTTTCAAATGCATGGCTAGGACTCTCGTATTGCCAACGCCCGTTTGGTTTGACGGCATTCTTTTGGAATGTGGTAGGTTTGCCACTCGTCTTTCAACGGATAGGCGTTCTACCAGAACCACCCGTAGGGATCAACCTACCTCTTATCGTGCGGGTCACACTAGCTGCTGATTAGGCGAGCACGTTCAATAATTATATAAAACTTTTTAAAATAAAACAACTGTTATTGGAAGTACGGGTGGGATTTGAACCCACGGTTGTACAGTTTTGCAGACTGCTGCCTTGGTCCACTCGGCCACCGTACTACTGAATGTTATCCTTTATCCACTGCCAATATTCTTCGTATGTCATTTTATCTCCTAACACCTAATTGGTGCTCCCGGCAGGATTCGAACCTGCACCATCCCCCAATCTAGAGGCATCGCCGAGGTATAAGCTCGGAGTTCTACCATTAAACTACAGGAGCAAAAAAAAACTTGGTCCGAGTACTAGGATTTGAACCTAGGGCCCCCTGCTCCCAAAGCAGGTGCGCTACCAGACTGCGCCACACTCGGATAAAAAAAAACTGGTGCACGATGAGAGGCTCGAACTCCCGACCTTCGCCGTGTAAGGGCGCAACTCTACCAACTGAGCTAATCGTGCAAAAAAAAGACCTCGAAGTTTTTATTTTCGAGGTCTTTTTGTATGAGAAAAAACCAATCTACATACCGACCTCTACTCCTATTAGATTTATTGGTGTATATAAAGGACAGGTACTAGTCCCTCTCGAAACAAGATTCGATGAGAATTTATTTTGGAGGTAAATATTTTTTTTCATAATCATATTTATACTTTATTTTTCATCAATTTGAATTTTATCACCAACTTTATGATTGGCAATATATATTGTTTCTACTTTATATTCAAAATTCTTTCCTTGACTACTTCTAATCGTAACAAGTCTGAATTTATCATTAACTTGAAGTGATTCCATAGCACAACTCATCAATGCCTGAGTAATACTAACATCCCCGCATAAACCAAAATCAACTTTGCGTTCATAATAGTCATCGATTTTAGTAATAGTACCAACCTGAACATTAGATGCAAAAGAATATGTGCTAAAAAGTAGGGTGGTAACAATAGTCAAAATTTTCATGATATATCCTTTAAAAGCAGGTTGTTTGGGTAATAAGGAACACCCTGCAAATCCCCAGCTTAGTCTGTTTAGGCAGCTAAAGCAAAGCGCTCATCATTGGCGTTTATAGTTTTGCTTGTTTACGGTCATCGCCTACCGGATCGTCCATCTTTCTACTCATTGCCCTGTCGAAACCAGGTCGTCCCCATCAGATAACCACCACGTACAACTTCGCAGAGGTGATGGCCATTTGGTGGAGACGGCGGGAATCGAACCCGCGTCCAGAACACCTTTTGATTAACTTCATACGATCATAACTGAGTGACCCCATATGGTGCGCTTTGCCAATCCGATAGTGGATTGTATCACATTCAAGAGGCGTTTGGGGTCTATACATTACTTATTAATTATATAAATTTCACAGAAATAAATCTACTACCGATTTCTCTAATAAATTCATCGGCCTGTTCTTTAGTTTTAAATATTTTAAAGAAGTGGTATGAAGGAAAAATACTATCGGAAAAATTTACTTTGTACATTTCTCTATCTTTAAGTAAGTGCAAGTGCAAATAAAAATATAATTACCCCGGTTAAAAGAATAGTAACTGCAGCTATTTTTCTTTTAAAGGTATAACTATCGCATTTATATTTTATATTTTTAAGGTCTCTCATTTTTTATCCTTTTAATTATATTTGTTACGGATAATATAATCCATCTTTAATTATTTAATACTTTGGCAATGGCAGTAATAACGGAGGCAATTCTTCCAATGTCTCGAAGTTGTTCAACCGAATAACCTTCTTGCTTTAAAGTTTCGTAATGTGAACGAACGCAGAAATGACATTTACCAACAATGGAGGCGGCCAAGGAATAGGCCTCAAACCTGGCCTTGGTCGATCCCCCATGGGTGGCAATTGCATTCATTCGCAATTGGGGTGGGAGCCCGGATAGGTTAGGGTCGTCGGCCATTTCCACATAAGGATACCAGACGTTGTTCATAGCCATTAAACTGGCCGCCGTGACGGCGGCAATGGCCTCGGTTCTATCATCCAACTGACTATCGATCCATTGCCATAGCCTAACATTGCCGGTGGCAAAGGCCGCCGCCAGCGCCACCGGTCCGACCTCATCCTCAGCCAATGAACTACGTTTAATAACGTTATCGATATTTAACCTGGTATCTTTGGCGTAATCAGGAATTGACTCCTTTATCTGGTCCACCCATATCATAGAGTATCCCCACCCACCTTACGATTACATTCACACAATTCACCGGTCTGGAGGGCATCCAGAATACGGAGGGTTTCATCGGGGGAGCGCCCAACGTTTAGGTTATTAACGGTGACATGTTGGATGACGTTGTCGGGATCGACAATAAACGTGGCCCGAAGGGCCGCCCCCGCCGACTCGAAAAATATACCGAGTTGTTCAATCAACGATTTCTCCCAACCCCTACAAGTATCGGCAAACTGAATATGTCTAATTTTAGACAGATCCTCGTGGTGCTTTTGCCAGGCTAACTTACAGAATTCATTATCTGTTGATCCGGTTAACAACACACAATCACGTTCCTCAAAATCCTTAAACAATTTATCGTATGCAACAATTTCTGTTGGACACACAAAGGTAAAATCTTTTGGATAATACACAATACATTTCCATTTACCTGGAAATGATTTTTCCGTAATATCAAAAAATTTATCCGACCCTGGATTAATTCCAGTAACAACAAATGGCTCAATAATATCACCAACGGTTTTCATTTTAAACATTCTCCTTATAGTTAAACATTAATTCTTCCACTTTTGTCTAAAAAGTAGTTATCCAGTCGAAGGGCTTCATTCTCACGCCGTAGGCGGTCGTTGGCCTCCCGAAATTCCTGGATTAGTTCCACTGCACGCAAAACCAGCAATTTATCCCGTTCGGGCAATCGATCGGCCATTTCCACCAGGTTAGTCTCGATCCCATTCATCGAACACCTCCTCATCGTAATCTAATTCTTCTTCGGCGGTATTGATACTAATCGGACCGAAGGTCAGCCAGGCACCGTTTTTGGAACACTCAAACGGCTCTTTGAATTCCACCACATTGCCTCCCCCGGTATCGGCCGGGCTTACATCCTTCAATAGCACACAACCGATAGTTCCAGAATCGACGAGATACCGGCGATTTTGTTTATCGCTATACTCTCCATCGCCGTAGGCGGTCCCGAACATGGCAAACTTAATGCCATTATCCAAACCAAACACCCCCTCAATAGATTCCTCGGTCATAGGATCAAATGTCTTATCACATACTTCATCCCACATTTCATCCTGAAATACGTAACATAGATCACCTACGTAGTAGGTCCCAGCCGGCATGTTTGTAGACATGTTATATAGTCCTATGACGTAAAGATATTAGAGAACTTCTGCAATTTTACAAACTTACGATTCTCGGCCACCGCCCACTCAAACTTGTCAAAGCCTTCGATATTAAGCTTGGCCAGTTTAATCAAATACTCCACATCACACACCTCTTGCTGTAAATCTTTCAAATTATTATCCATACCAAATCGTCGTACTTTGGAGATGGCCTGGATAACCTCGGCACACTCTTCTTGTAGAATTGTAAGAATCTCTTCATTCCTATCCATTTAACTACTCCTTATTCTTAATACAGTTAATAACAAAGTTGGCCTCAATAAACTTAGGAAAACATTTCACCAATTCATCGATGGCTTCAATATCAAGCATCATCTGATTGACGGTGTTAGTAAATACATATTCCTTCTCATTGTACGAAATAATATCGTGCAAAAGACGGTCGAGGTTGATCTGGTAGTTTCCTACTCTATATGAGGGCTTTTTATCCATTGTGTTATTATACCTTTTACTGATAGAAGTTTCAACTGTGGTTTGGTGCGGGAAATTTTTTTTGATTTTGAAGTTTATGGGTGTAGGGGTTCAAAACCGAATAAGGGGGGCGGTAGGTAAGTGCTCACTAACTGTATCACTAACCTGGGCTCGCTCCATCCGCCTACACCAGTATAGTACTAGAGAGAATTCAAAACCGAACGGGGTTTTCTAGGTGGTAGGATAGCCCGAACCGGATACCCCTAGAAAGAAGCCCCACAAAAAGGGCCAGAAGTGGATGGACGTCAAAAACCATCCCACAATCACCCCTAGTATAAAGTTAGCCATTGCAATGCTCCAGTAATTCATCATATGTCATACGTTTGGCTGGATACTTTACTTCACCATCCAGTTCTAGTTGGTCGCGTTCAAATGACGTCTGAAAGTCATCTGGTACAAAGCCCCACCCAATGACGTACTCTTTGGTATACTCACCATCATGCTCGAGTATGTTGTATAGCTTATCCATGATCATCTGGCCCTTCTTATATGACATTTCATCATCATAGTTGAAGTTCGGGACTTCGATGATAAACTCATCACCGCCTTTGGACTTCCAATAGGGGTTATCGATGTCACCGTAATTCTCATGGTATTGGGTGGTGATATGGAATTTCATTTCAGACTCCAGGGGTTCATGATGGCAAATAACGCTATGATACCAAATACAAGAACAATGATATCCATTATTGTGACTCCTTCCATGCTTTGTCTTGACACTCTTTGAACGTCCTTCGAACCCATTCAAAGAATTCCTCTGGTTTAATGGGAGTGGCCATTATACTTCCTCCTTCCCAGACAGTCGACGAGCCCAATGTACCTCTTGCTCCCTATTATGGGCGTTCAAGAAGAATTCTAAGGCCTGGGCTTTATTGCGAGTCGTAGGGTTGGGGACAGCACTGTACCACGCAATGGCCTGGGCCAACATATCCAGGTCCTTATTATTGAGTGACATGATATCACTTACTAACTTGGCCATCGTACGCATTAGGCAGCCTCTTTCATTGAAATTTTCTCGAACCCCATTCTGGCCACCACAAACGTCTCATCAGTCTCTAGGTTGTGGATGATGTCACCAACGGAGACCGAACGCATTGGTCCGACCACGGTGAACTTCTCATGCTCCATATTACCGTAGAAGAACACCTGCTCGAGGTCAACGGCATCACAATAACCAACCAACTCATGATATTCAGACACGGCCTCAACCTCTTTTGGGGTGAAGAACGAGATATCGCGAATCAGGTTCATCGGGGTTTCTTCAGGCACCTGATATACGGCAAATTTCGTGGTAGGACCATTCAAGTACTCTTCCATCAGCTGCTCCTTAGTCATTTCAGTCATTTCATTTCCTTTCTTAATCATCATATTGTTATTATTGCATACCCAGGAAATTAGATCAACTACTTTTTTCACACGAGAATCCGTGGAATCCGTAAATACTTGATTTTATTGGATATTTTATATCCTATTGATTTTATTGAGTTTTTCTAGTCAAAAAAAAGCCCGTATTTCTTCGGGCTTAAGGGGGAAACAATCAATGTCATCCCGACATGAATTCCTATATTCAAGCACACTACTGAGTCAGTCGACCGTGCAGCCGAACGTGATCGGTCCTCTCCGCGGATGCCCTCTATTGCCGGGAGTAATGTGCTTGAATATAGGTGCCGGTTACTCATCCGGCGTCACACTATGTTTGGGAGTGACAGTCCACCCCCGATACGAGCCTGGTATCGGTCAGGTTCTAGATCATTCTTGACCTAGGATCTCTTTGGCCTTGGCGTAATAGATCGAGGCATTGCCACGAGAAACACCCATCACTTCGACCAGTTTGGCCAGACAAGCCGGCTTATCATCCCGCCCAACCTCCCTAACAATACCTACGGCTTGTTCAAGCTTGGTACCGGTTCGGGGGGTCTTAGTCTTACCAAATACCTTTTTCTGAGATACAACATTCACCACCGATTGCTCGACATTCATTCGTCCTACTCCTTTACGTTTTTTCTTAACATTTGAATTAACAGGCACAATAACCTCACGATATACCGAACCCCAGGTATAGATCGGGTTGCCATCGGCGTCTTTCTTGCCGGTATCCTGGGCCAGAGACTGGGCCAACACCACAGCACGTTTCTTTCCTTTGGCTAACAACTCCTGATCATACTCATTTGACGGCTTCTGTGATACCATTTCGGTTAGTTCCTTATCAGTTACAATACTCTATTATATTACTCTTTTACGGTATTTAAATCTACTGTTTTTTCGGACTAAGGAGCCCATAGGAGACGCTGTTGTCATAGTAACCGTACTGTCGGACATGTCTTTTTGTTAGTACCAGCATTGGCATTCGTCTCCACGCGTCCTCACCCATCTATCCCATATGTCCAAATACTACCAATTCTATCAGCGGTTACCTCAAACAATAAAAAACCAAGTAGTCAAATACTTTTTCTGAATCTTCCACCCATACCTCTTCCGGTGTCTTATCATCAAATGCCTTATTCTTACTATTCCACCATTGTTGGAAATTATTTTCACCAAGTAAGGCCTTAAGCATTATATTGCATTGATTTCTTCTTTTTTCTCTCTCTTGATCCATCTTTTATTTTTTAATAGTATCGAGGTATTGTTTTAGTTCGGCCACAATAACCTGTTGTTTGGTCTTCGGTAGATAGAATATTGTTTCGGCCAATTTAGATTCAAAATACCCACAACTCCTTGAATAACTGCCATATCGATCAAAGCATGTATTAGATATGTCTTTTATTACTGAGTCTATCTCACCTATTGTTATTTTATTCATATTTTTTGTTTGGTATCCATTGCCGTAGTTCATCATAATTAGAACCAAAAAAGCCAATTGCCTTTGAATCATATTTAAGAGGTTTTCCCTCCTCATAGTCTTTCTCAAAGAATTCCGCCAACATCATAAATCTATAGGCACTATCTTCTTCCTCTCGAATATCCAATTCATGTTGGCATTCTCTAAGAAACTTAATTAATGCAAACACATTTATACCGGTTGGTTTGAATTTTGGTCTCTGTGGCCCTCTTGGTTTGAACATCATTGTTCTTCCCACATTCTCAAAAAAAAGACATCACCCATCTTTTCAATCTCTTCCTTTGGATATCCATTATCAATAAGCCATTGGTTTATGTCTTCTACCTCGACTGGCATTTCTTTAGGAAACCCATACTTCCATCCACCTGGGGGGTCGACCATCTTTTTCATTATTCTAGATCCTTTAATTCTGAATTAATGGCCTGGCGTAATGGTGCCAGAAGTCTTTGGACTTGTTGAAGATCCATTACTTCGGTTAGAGGCCATTCTACCTTATACTCCAATGCCTTTAGCACATCAGAAAGCAGCTCTTGTGGATTTTCTGACCAACCCGATTCGTTACTCATTATAGAGCCTCCAATCCAGCCTCGAGCATTTCCCAGGCACCATTATTTGTCTGGAATCCGTACTCTGATGCAAAGTCCATCGATGATGAACAATTGGCCGTGGTGAAGTCGACTAGTCCGTTTAGGAAGGCGACATCTTCGGAAGACTCGATTTTAAGGACTTGTCCGCCCTCTAAGGTGACTTCGATTTTGCCGTCTTTGGCGGCTAAAAACATTGCTCTAACCATTTCGTTTTCCTTTTGCGTTATCATATTGTTATTATGTGATAGCTAGAAAATTAGATCTATAATACCGGACTAAAATGCTCGGTTTCTATCCTATTGATTTTATTGGATATTTGTATCTTGTTGATTTTATTGAAGTTTTTAGAGTTGTTTCAAACGTGAGCATGCGGGGGCCTTTGGCCCATATTACCACGTAATTTTAGATAAGACGTATTCATTCCAGGCTTGGTCTTCGGCCAAGCGAATCTTATCCCTAATTTGAAGAATCATTGGATCTTTGTTTGAGTAAATAAAGTACTTGTCATGTAGCATATTATCGATAAAATCCAACTCATATTGCTCGAGGTCAATCTTCATTTCTTGCCTCCATAGACATTGCACATTTATCCTTATATCCGTGAATAAATAGTTGCTTCCAATCTCTATCATCGTGAAGGATGTTGGAATTAAAATGACAACTATCAAAATTTCCTATAAAAAATTTATGACAAAAATTAAATAGATGTTCTTCGTCTAAATTTGGAAAAGTCTGTAAGTTAAAGTATTTTTTAATGTTATAATATAAATCTGACAAACTTAAACCAATGTAATTTTTATAATGATTATTTAAAATTAATTCCATAGGCCACATCCATGCCAACTCATGATCAATATTATCACAAATTATTTTTGCCCCCAATAAAAATTCATTCTCAAACCCTATTCCGCCCTCAAAATTGTCTATCAGTAAAGTATCACACTTCCCCTTAAAAATATAGGCATCTTCATGTATGACTTCAATTCTTCTTAAAATGTTAGGATTAAAGACTTTGTGATACTCAATAATATTCTTGTTCTTTTCTATTACGGTTATTTTATATACATTGGGGTTACTTAAAAGCCAATTTTCTCGTAATAAAAATCCCATACCAGTACATATTACATGTCCCCGGGCAAGATAGTAGTGTGAAAATACTTCAAAAACTTCTTTGTTAATTGTTTTATCCCAAGCCATCCATCTAAGACCGTCTTGCTTAAAAACAAAAATATTATGTTCCTGTCCCCTTATTACTCTATTCTCTTTGAGAACACTAAAATTATCTTTTGAGTATTCCTGAATAAAGGGTTCTCTAAAATTGAAATCTTTTAAAAAATTACTATCTAAAATATCAGAATGTTTAATCATTCACTATTATCCCAACTTTCAATCTCAAAAGCCATCCTTAACCATACAAATCCGTCTGGATAAAGTTTCGCTTCATAACGAAACCCACCAGTACCAGTAATATACTCATCGCCTACATTGTTGCGCTCTAATACACCTCTAATCACTTCTTGCAAATACTTCCTTGCATTACGACGAAGATCTTGTTTTGTAGGAACATCACTGCAGTCAGCATACTTCCAATCCAAATGCTGCATCACTGATTGCACACGATCAAAGTCAAACTCATCCAAACAATCCATGATCAGATCATAGTGCTTTGCTTCTAGTTCAGCCACCATTCTTCTCCTTTAGTCTGGCTTCGACTCTCCGAATCAATGAACCACCCCAGTCACCAGTAAGCAATTCGTCATATTCCTCATCAGTCAAAGGAACCCATTCTTTCTTTGGTGGTGCGGTGTAGAGTGAGGTGTCATCAGGCAAAGGTTTACTTAGCCATTCAATGCCGCCCATTCCTTCGTTGACGATTGCTACACAACCATCGTCTTGTTCCGGCTGCGCTAGTGCTTGGCGTAGTGCTTCTTTTGCTGGAACCTGAAACGGTAGTGGGTAGCTATCCAAAGCCTCCAACGCCATCTCTGCTGCTTTGCGTAGATCGTTCATACTGTCATCTTCGCTACTCGTTGCTCAAATAACCTTACAACCATCTCTTTGAATAATCGCTTATCACCAGTCTTTTTGTATGCATTGAGTAGATGACTGTCAATCATATAGCCAATGGCAATGGTAGATTTATTTTTCATTCTCCATTCTTCTAGACGAATATCATCATAATTGTAATATTTAAACTCAGTCTCGTCAATCAAATAATCATAATCTTCTGACATACTCATCATCACTCTCCCACTCTTGTTTGTATTTCTTCCAACAAAGCATAGCATTGTCTAGCTGGTCAATATGCTTTAATCGAATCTGATCCATGATATTGAGCCCACCATATTCAGACCGCATGTTGCGTTCAGTCATTTCCCATAACTTATCTCTCTGTTTCAGTAGTGTATCAATCACCACATCATATGGTTTTTCTTCGTCGTTCATTCTTCAACTCCGAAATGTTCTTTGATATCGTCTATCAATCCATCTCTCCATTCAGGATCAATATATTGTGAGGCCTTCACTCTTATCATAAACAGGCAATCCTGCACAATCAATCCGGCAAATGCTTCTTCATATGCATCGGGATTCCATGTTCTCTCAAACTGACCGTCTTTCAGAATTCGTATGTTTGAAACAATGTTCAGTGCCTGTTCTGAAAGTTCTTTAATTCTGTCGTTCATTTCCAGTATCCATCACCATCGGGATAAGAGGAATCTAAAGGTGTTTTTTTAGTTTGAAACCATTCAGAATATGCTGTCGGTTTCATATAATATTTTAGTACTACCTCGATGGCCGATTGAAGTTCTATATTGTTATTGTTTAAATAATATTCATTCATTAGATCGGCCATAATAATGTGATCAATATCATTTCGACTGACTTCAATGATGTGTTTCACTGCTTATTCCTTTCATCATCTCTATCCATTTGCTCTAAATTGACCGTATACATCAACCAGAACCCATACGTGAACATACTTGAAATAAGGGCATATACAATGTACTCCAATGGAATCCAGAGCGTGGCATAAACAAACAAGGTTGCAAGAATTAATGCAATTGCAAAGAATCCAGTTGTTTTTCTAAATGCTCTAAGTTTGTTACTCATACTATCCTTTCTCTTTTCTTAAAAGTTTTAAAGAGTCGATGGCCATTTTTGGATACTCCCCAAGGTAAGTTCCAGCTTCGAGATCGTCTTTAGTAATGTACTTTAAGTGAGGGTGACTAATTTTATCAAAATTCTCTAATATTAAAATCGATAACCGGTCAAATAATGAATCTGAAATTATAGGATCGTCGTCTTTGTAATACGCATATGCCGCCATAATGTAATAAGGAACAGCTATGTTAATGTTTTTAGCTACCAATTCTTCTACTCTGTCATCAATAAACATTTTAAATATCTTTCCACCACCTTATCTTGGAATTTGTTTTTTCATATTCCTGAACAATTTCGGCCAGGGTTAATACCGTCTCTGATCTAAACTTATCTAACCATACACTTAAACTATTCCAATCTTCACTCCTCATTGGAGGGACAGCTATTTCATCTGGGTACATCGAATCTTCAAACGGGTTATGGAAGTCTAAACGTCCTGCCGAATAAGGCTCGGCCTCATAATCTAACCCTCGATTACTATACCAATCCTGACTAATCGGACCCATCCAATTGGTTGAATATCGAATATTAGACATTATAAGTGCTTCTTTAAAATAAAACTATTGATTTGTTCTTTAAGGTTGTCGTTTGATACGTCCATATGGTTTGTGCAAAAATCTTCTATCGTCTCAGCTACACGCTCACCATCAAAGATGGCGTTATGAATAGAAAGATAACCAGCACATTGAGCTGGAACATAAGCATCGGGACCAAACCCAAACGTGTCATATAGAATATACCGGTACGTTCCCTTTTCTTCAATTTCACCTTTGTACATTAATTTAGAAATAGCACAAAACGCCTTTAATTTATCATCGTCTGGCAATGATTTCCAAAAGTCATCTGCTTCCTTTTGATATTTTTCTACAGCTTCATTAAAAACTCTAGATGATTCTTGCCATTCTGGAGAATCAAGCATATCTTTAAAAGTTGTCATGACCAAACCCTATGAGATTCACGAATGCATTCTCTTCCATCATACTCATCGACAAACCATTTAACATCATCTGGAATTTCAACTACTTTTAAACTGGCAAACTTACCATTAGCTTCTTCTTTAAGCTGTTCCACCACATGAACAAGTATCTTATCATCCCGGTCAAACTTATACTCGTCGATAATAAACTCGTCGTCATTAGCGTGACCAGCTTTGTAGAATAATGTTATTCCGTGGTCTGTAGTTACGATTTCGTAATCGATACAGGCAATTTCACAATATCGCTGCATGGCTTTATCTGATAGACTAAAGCCTCCAAAGTCCTGATTAATAACAATCTTTTTCAATCTTTTCTCCTTGCAACAAGACCGCCAGATAAAACAGCCCCTAACCATAGAGCTGCCACCCAGGTAAAGAAGTTATACGGAATAGTTAGTGCCGGGAACAATACGTTCAATGACCAAATCGTAAGAAGAGGTCCAATAAGAAGTAGGGCAAACAAAGTAACAAACATAAAGAAGATAGCAATAGGGGTAGTAGGAAGTTTAATCTTCATTTTAAAATCCAGTCCATAGTTGTCCAGTCATTACGATCATCTAACACCTCCATTAGATTATCGCTCTTTTTGATTAAATTATCCAGCATCGATTGATTGTAAAGGCATATCTTTCCATAAGTGCTCTTGTTACAGTAGTAAATAGAACCGGAATATCCATCGAACTTGTACACCTCAGATCTTTCATCCCAGCTGCACTTTACAATTCCAGAATTAAGTTTCCATCTATCAGGCTCAGTAAACCAGTTACCTCGCCATGAACCAAAGATTCTATAGTGAGGATCGGTTCCGGATAGTTTAACTACTACCCATCCATCAGGGATGTACGTCGTCATTGCCTACCTTTACAGGAATACAATCCAGCCTGACATAACTTTTGTCTACGGTTGGCTCGATCTTGTTTTTATCTTTTTGACATTCTGATATTATAGAGTAATAGCCAATTGTCTGCAAGCTGTAATTAGCCATAGGGCCGGATACTGCTATCGCTACAAGGGCAAATACTATCACTATTTTTCCTTAAATCTTTCGTCAACTGTATAACGATGAATGGAATATTTTCGCATTAAAAGAGTAAAAATAAAATTTATAAGCAAAAATATTCCTATTCCGGCCAAAAGATACAATTACTCCTCCCCCCAGTCCTTAAAGTCACCATATCGCTCATTAAAGTTAAATCCGGCAGTATAGGCCACTACATCTTCTGGAGACATATCCTTCAGTTCAACTCGCTCGGTTTTGTATGTATCACCGACATAGAAATGAGGGTCAAATTCTCTTCTATAATAACTATCACATGACCCACGATCAAAAGGACCTCCGTGGCGTTGATCGTAACTATACTTACTCATGTAAACAGAATCGTTGTTAATTTGCTCTAACATTTCATTTTCCTTTCACTTAAGCAGCAATCAACATATACTTGGCCAGCTGTTTCCAATTACCAGAATCGTTTGCACGAATCTTAGTAGTTGAAATCAGAGTCCGTAGCGACACTTCCTTGGCTTGACCTTTGAACTGATCAATAACTTCTAAAGCCTCTTCTTTATAAGACATAGGAATACCAGGTAGAAATTCATCGCACTTCATGATGGTACGCATACGCTGGATTTTCTGCTCCAACGTCATAGAGACGTCCATACACATTGAACGAGTCTTCAGAGCTTGATCTAGTTTTTCAGGAGACATGTTCGAGATGAATATAATTCCACCTTTAAACTGAAACAGACGAGGAAGTTGATCGTCCCTCATCTCGGCATTCCAGGTAATAAACCGTTTATCAAATGAATCCAAAGCACCCTTAAGAAGGTTCAATGCGTCGGGATCTTTAAGTACGGAATCACAGTCGTCGAATACAACCGTTGAATTGCGGTTCTCATACAGCACCCGGTAAAGGGCTTTAGCCGTAGAGTAGCCTTTAATAACGGTAAACATCTTATCGGTCATAGTAACAGCACCGATATCGGCTTCAGATAAGAATTCGGTCATATCCTTTAACCCACACTCTTTGAGCGCCTTTACTACAGAATAAGTCTTACCGAGTCCTCCATCACCGGTAATGATAGCCGAAGGAGTCTTGCGTCCAGCTACCATCTTTACGATGTCCGATACAAACTCAAATCGCTGATCGATAGGAAACTCATCGTTGAGTTTGTTATTTACCTCAGCTACCTTAACTTCGGCTTGATAAAATTCGGCCATTTTTTTCTCAGCATAGTACTTAGAGGAGGTATTTACAACAGTCTTGCCATTGAACTTACCTACCCACTTACCGTTAACAAATTCTAGCGATTTCTGCATCACAATCTCCTTATTCATCATAAGTCTTATTGTAATGATCAGTAGAAATTAGATCAACCTATTTTTTTCTTTAAAATCAATGAGTTAGCAATACTTGACTAAAAAAGTCAGGTATTTCCTGTGAATTTTACGTATCTTCTGGTAAATTTCCCTCTAAATAAGAGTAATTCTTATTCTTTATTTCCAAAAAGCTGAAGAATCGATATAAAGATATTGATAAAATTGATGTAGAGAGATAGAGCGGCCATCCACTGCATATTTTTAATTTCTCCCTCTCCAGCTCCCCAAAACATATCTCTAATACGATTCATGTCATAGGCTGTTAGTCCTAAGAAAATTAGAATGGTAAGAACATTTAGAGTCATTTGAAGGGCTGTAGATGCAATAAAAATATTTACAATTCCGGCTACAATTAGTCCAATTACTCCAGCAAAAAGAAACGGACCCCATCCAGAAATATCTCTCTTTGTAAAGTATCCGTAAAAAGCTAATGCTCCAAAAGATACCGTTGTTCCAACTAGGGCCATTACAATTGATGCCGTTGTAAACAATGCAAACATCAGGCTAAGACTTACCCCCATAACCCCGGCAAAAGCAAAAAACCAAAGTTTAAGGGCATTTGTTGACATGGTACTTCCTTTCCATGCCAAAAACAAACTCATCCCTAGAGGGGCAAAGATAATAATGTACCCTAAAAATGAAGAAAATAGAACGGGAACTAGCCCGGCAGAAACAATTAAGGAGGCCATCAGCATGGTAAAAAAGATACCAGCAGTCATTCTAGAAAAAACTCCTCCTACTGCTTGGTTTAAACTTTCTGCCGCTGTAAGTGTTGTATTCATTTTTATCCTTTATTATTTAAGTTTGTGCTCATCCATAGCTTTTTTTTCTACCATAATTTCAGCCCGCCGGTCTTTCATTGCTTTAGAGAGAAGCTGGAGAGCTTTACGTGCTTTAGGGGCCGCCGATTTAATTTTATTTACAGTAAATCTTTCGTTCTCTTTTAAGTAAGTCTCAAAGAGCTCTTTAATAACATCATTGGTATTTTTAGTCATAATATTCCTTTCTTAACTTCCAAGTGATACAGCATAAACGTTCTCTGATTTTTTTACTTTATGAAACCCTTCAATAAAAACATGAGTTCCAAATCCAGTTTTTCCGTACTCATTAGACGTATTAGCAGCTAACTTATCAACTGCTTTCCATAGATCAATCCACTGAGCAAAAGATTTATTAGAATTATCTAAATTATGTTCAATTATTACTGAATTATTTGTTTCCCAAGGAGCTGTAATTATAGACCCAAAGGGTATATCTGTTTCATCAAACAAAGAGTCAATGTCATAAATTGACCATAGTGTATGTTTAATGTTATTATCAGCAGCTATTTTTTTTGCTTGTTCATATATTTTATCGTGATCAAAGTCTTTTTTATCAACTAAATCTTTACGAACAGGCTCAAGATAAGATAGAGCTGCTTTTAAATTTTTTACTATTTGTGAGTCTCTCTTTAAAAGTTCATCAGCACTATCTATTGCATACTTTAAGTAACATGAGGCGTTGTGAAGCTGGGAGATTTGATTAGAAGTAATTTCATAAGTTTTCATAATTAATCACCGTAAACAGGTTTAAAGGATGTAAATTGCTCACTAAACATATCTTTCAATGTTTTCTTCATATGATCTATCTGATCGAGCCCTAGTCTCTGTTCAATTATATTAATAATTTGGTTTTTACTAAGTGGGGGATCTTTTGGAATTTCTTCATCTACATTTACTACAAAATATTTACTATAAGAAGATCCTAGGTCGCTTGTAGCAACATAGTAAAATTTTATCGTGCTAAGATAGTTATTTTTGTACTCCAGCAAATCAATATTATAATCGTAAGATGTTATATTCATAGGCTCCTCATCATATACATTATTAATTAAACTAGCTTAAAAATCAACTTGTCCTGTCTTGTTTTTTCTTGACTTGTTGTGAAAGAGCCATTCTAGCCAGGTGCTTGGCTGTAGAATATCCAAGACCGTATTTACCTGCTTTTGCCGAAGGACTTTTAGGCTTATCCGGAGTGAACGGGACGTCGTTCTTATCTTTTTCTTCTTTAGCAAACTGCTTGTTAGTCGCTCTAATAATACCGGAAAAACGCTTGTTTCCTTTTTTAACTAATGCATCGATGGCAGCTTTTTTATGCTCAGGGGCAGCAGAGGAAGTTGCAACAGCATCTACAGCTCTATTTAAATTAGATGCCTGGGCACCAGCCCTCTCTTTATACCGGGAGAGAAGCTCTTTTGATATTTCGGCAATTTCAACTTTTTCTTCTATTTTACCACCAGCTTTTTTAATGTAATCTTTAACAGCACCTATGTGAGCTTTATTCTTTACTTTAACAAATCCCGTCGTACCATCTCCTCCAAATGACTTATGAACCTTGTCAGGGTGATCTGTCCTTAGTGACTTATGTATTTTAGTTATTTGTTTAATATGGCCTGGGTATGAATCAGCATCTGTTGAAAATTTTACTAAGGATGTTTCTTCTAAATCAATTTCTTCTTTCATTCGCTTTCGTAAAGACATTTTAGCAGTATCTTCGGCATCTTCTTTATCATCATGATAAGAAATTGGACCTTCACCCATATGCTTACCATCTTTATAATGATGAACCTGATACTCATTGTACTCTGTATCCTTGTATACTCTAGCTGTATGAGATCCCTCTCCATGCTTGGAAATTAAACGTTTTCCAGCGGTCAAGCTCTCCTCATCAATTTGCTTTATTTCTTCTTTTAGTTTTTTAATTTGAGCCGAGTGGAGTTTAAGTTTTTTAGAAAGAGGATCGTTTAATCCTACTTTGCCTCCACCCTTTACAATAGAGTCAATCTTATCACTAGTTTTCTTTAACTCTGTTCTATGGTAATTAATGTCCTGGGCTTCTTCAATTTCAACTTCTTCTTTTGCCAAACGATCAATGGCTTTAGCAGCACCCTGTTCACGGGATTGAGCTTTCATTCTTACTTTTCGACCCATTCGTGCAAACATTGCTTTTGTATCTGGATCTCGTTTTCTCTTACCTAAAGCTTCGTAATCTTTACCAATACCCTGTTTAAAGCGAGCATCAGTTACGGCTTTCTTAGCATAAGAAGCAAGAGTGGTTTTAGAGAGCTCTTCGATTGGTTCAACTTCTTCAGTAAAGTGACTTCTAGCTACAGACGCCTTTTTAAGAGAACCGAGGCTAGACAAATGAATCTGATCACCTACACGCTGGGCTGTTACTGTTCGCTTGGTTTCGTCTTTAAAAGATGTCTTTTCTCCATCACCGAGCGCTTTAATTTTTGCTTGATGTTCTGGATGCAAAGGATATGATGTATCAGAGCCATGATGTATTGTAATCATTTTTCCCCACGAGTAATTTTGTTTCTTTACGGAAACAGCCTCGCTCATAATTGAATATTTTAAAAAAGAAAACATAATTCCCCCATTTTCTTTTATTTATATTTTATTGTAGGGTACTATTTGTTGTAGAAGAAAAACTAAACTTCTGTTTTCCTAAAAGATCTATTACTCTGGAAAATTCAATACATTCATCTTCAGATACAAAACACTCAGAAAGCTCATCATTTACCACTCTCCAAATTCTTTCCATATCTTTTTCTGTAAGCCATGTTTCTGGTAATTTATTCATAGTTCTTAAGTCCTTTTATGTGCTTGCAAATTCCATGATATTTAAACCCGGTACAAGAACAACTTAGTTTACCTTTATCAGAAGTAATATAATAAATGGTACCTGATGATCCGATAACTTCAATAGAATCGCTTTCTTCTTTAATTTTTTCGAGCACTTCAAATTTGCGATATTTAGTATTAAAATCTCTCGGCTGCTTAAACATGTTCAAGCTCAAATCACGATTACGAACGTAGCCATATACTTTTGACATGGTGTCATTCAAAATATAGATGTGATTAAGGTCATATGATTCAGACCATAGAGACACTTCTTTAGCTATAATCAAAGTCAGCCTCTCTGTAAATCGTCCAGACATAATCTGGAGGAACATCATACTCATCAGCTATTTCAAGAAATACTTCTTTCTTTTCATCATAAGATTCAAAGCCTTTCTTGACTTCTTTCTCAATAGCTTCATGTATATCAATAGCTACAGACTTAAAATAACCCATACAGATCTCCTTAATTATTTTATATTATGACGAGAACGGAAAATTAAATCAACTTATTCCGTACACTCTGTAAGGTTATTTTTAAATATCTGCCAAGACTTTTCCCATGTCCAGCTCTTTGAATTATCATAGATTATTTTTCTATCTAGAGACATACATTTTTGTATGTTTTCATTTAAATCATCACCAAGATATCCAGTTATTCCTTGTTTAACTATATCTTTTGGTCCAGTAACATTAAATGCAGCAACCGGGGTTCCTTGAGACATAGCTTCTATAATCACAACTCCGAATGTATCCAAGAGAGAGGGGAAACAAAATACATCGGCATTTTTGTAGTATTCAAACAGCTCATATCCCTGCTTATAACCTACAAAATTTACAGAAGGATATTTTTTTTCAAGATATTTTTTTTCTGGGCCGTCTCCGACGATAACAATATTGTATTGTTTTTGTAGACAAAGAAGAGCTTCAAGATTCTTTTCTTTGGAAACTCTTCCTACATAAAGAACAGTGTTTGAAAATTTATGATTATAATTAAAATTGTTTCCTACAACATCAACCCCTCTTGTCCATTCTACAAACTCATTTTTAAATCTTTTCTGTTTTAATTCTTCAGTCATAGTCTTAGAAGTTGTAAGAACTACTTTGGATTCTTTATGAAACCATTTTAGGTATTCATAACTTAAGGAAATAGGGATACCGTAGAGTTTATTTACAAATTCAGGAAATTTAGTGTGGTAAGAAGTATTATAATTAATACCGTGTTGGTTAAGATAAAATCTACAACCAACACCAATAGGACCTTCGGTGGCGATGTGTATATAATCCGGAGCCATCGTCTTAATCTTTTTGCCGATCTGCCAAGGAATTGAAAGTTTAACTTCAGGGTAGCCAGGGCAATTAAAATGTATGAACTCCCCGGGATCAAGGTATAAAAAGCTATACCCATCCAAAACAGCCCTCTTCTCAATATTCTTAAAGGTGGTAACAACTCCATTGATTTGATCTTTTAAATTATCAGTTACTATTAAGATTTTTTTTGACATTGTGCCGTTATTTTAAATGATTCAAATTTTAACCAATATTGAAGAGATGCTGCAGCTCTTTCACATTCTTTAAGTTCATTAAATTCAATTTTTATAATACCAGGAATATCGTTAGGATTATTAATATGCACTGCCAGAAGAATTAAAATCCACATCGTTTTCTCTTTTTGTCCAGGTTATTAATTCCCATCTTCCGTCAAAATGCTCAACTAAAGCAGACATCGATTCAACCCAATCACCGTCATTCATGTACATAATACCGTCAATATTTTTTATTTCTGGGGTATGAATATGTCCGCAAATTACCCCATCATAATTTTTTCTTTTGCAATATCCCACTAAATTTTTTTCAAACTGAAAAATAAAGTCTACAGCTTTTTTGACCTTATGTTTAAGATACTTACTAAGGCTCCAATAACCCAAACCACAACGATGCCTGATACGGTTAAAGGTAGTATTAAATGAAAGAATTGCATCATAAGCTTTGTCTCCTAAAAAGGATAACCACGGTGCAAGGCGCGTAATACCATCGAATAGGTCACCATGAGTGACCAAATACTTTTTACCGTCAATACCAGTGTATTCAAACTGATTGTATATTTCCACATTTCCAAAACTGAGACCGTACGGTAACATTGGTCGGAGAAATTCATCGTGATTTCCCGCAATGTATATAACTCGTGTTCCTCTCTTTGCATAACCTAGCACCCTTCTAATAACATTTGTATGACTTTGTTTCCACTTTAGCTTATTTTGTTGTATTTTCCATCCATCAATTATATCACCAACTAAAAATAATATTTCACAAGAATTATTTTTAAGGAAGTTATTAAGCTCTTCAGCTTTTGAATCTTTGGTTCCTAAATGTACATCAGATACAAAAATTGATTTATATTTCTTTTCCATATAAGTATTTAGATTATGCATTTGTTAAATAGGTACTTAAAACATGTTTAGAATATTTTTATTTAATAATAAGCTTTACGTATTTGATAAATCTGAAAAAGAGTTTAAGCAAAAATACGGATCTAATTTCGAACAGATTTCGGTAATTAAGGAACAGGATAATATTGACCAAGTATGTAATAAATTACAGGCACAATATAAAACTGAAGAAATTATAAAAGATTGCAAAATAAAAAAGAAATTTGGATGGAAATATTTTACTGAAGATATACAAGAAAGAATTCGTAACTCAAGTAGAATAGCCCTTAAGAGATATGTTAAGACAAAAGAACATAACGAAAATGTTTCTAAAGGAAGAATGGGGAAGGGAGGAAGAACAGCCCCTCATTCCGAACATACAAAAAAGCTAATGTCATTTATTAAAAAACAGAAAAAAATTAATACTATTAACAACAAAAAATGGATGCATAATCCTTTGACGGGTAAAGAAAAAAGAGGTGAGGAATTAGAGGAGGGAATGGTCTGGGGGAGATCTCCAGAGTCTAAAGATTATGCAAGAGAGGCTTTAAGAATAAGAGCTATTAAAAAAAATGCCCCTTAAGGGGCATTTTTTATGTACCAGAGGTATTAACGGCCCCGGGGGGGAGAGGAGGTCTTCCTGTAGTTGATGGAAGAGGAGGAGGTGCTGTTACAGCTCCTGGAGGAGGAGAAGGGGGAGTAAATGTCTTAATAGGACTAGACACCGATATAGAAGTTGTTTGAGGCATCGGACTTACTGTGGTAGGTCTTGTAGCTGCGTCAATAGCTTTAAGTTTAGCATCTTTATCATTTCCGGCAAGCATTATACCAGAAAGAGTACCAGTTAAGAATGTAGCGATAGGAATAATAAGTTCAAAGAACTTTTGATCCATCGGTGAAATAGCATTCATTGGTTGAGTTACAAAAATAAGTGAATATAACACAACAAATACAATACCAGTTAAAGTTAATGCAAGACATATTCCAATAAAGAATCTAAGTCTGGCCATTAACTGATCTTCGGTATACATCATTACTTCTCTATTATTTTCTGACACATTCAACTCCTTTTTCAATGATGGGAGCATTTGGTTTATTTGCTTGAATATTTGTACCATTTTGTTCACCTTTAAAAATATGTTCAGGGCAAGTTCTAGTTACCTCACATGTAGGTTTAGAACATTCTTTCTTACCCCAGTTCTCAGGGTCTTGACATGGATATCTAAATCTATCTCCTCCAAAAACCGCTAATCCTATAGGAAATAAAATTATAAGAGTCAACCATTTAAATAATTTTTTATCATCCATAACATTTATCTTTCTTTTAATTAGCCAATGGATTATCTACTGCCTTTTTAATTTTGTCATCTACTTCTTTTCTTATTTCACGAAGATCCTTATCAACTTCACGCTGGGAAACTTTAGCATCCCGTTCAACTTGTTCTACAATTTTTTCAATTCTTCTTATATCCTGCTTAAGATTGGTGTTGATATCTCTAACATATTCAGTTGATTTATCAGAATTTTGTTCTAAAACAGCTATCTTTTTATTTATTTCAGAAAGGTCTGGGGTTACATATTGCTGAATGGCTGCTTTCATATCTTGATAATCTTTGTATACTTCAAATGCACCGTATAGACCACCAAGAACAGTTGATATAATACCACCGGCAATCATAAGCTTGGCCGGTGTAAAGTTATAACCTCCAATGCTGATAACCGTATTAGGGTCAACGGCGGCTTCTAACTTATCTACTTTTTCGTCTAAATCTTTTGACATCTCTTCCTCTTATTTTTTAGTAAATTTTTCTGATGCGGTAAAACCTAGTCCTGCAATAGCAATATACATCATACCTTCAAAAATAGAATCTTTTATATCAAAATTCCAAAATAAATTGGCTATAAATGCAACCGCACATAGCACAAAAGCCAATAATGTCACTACTCGTTTACTACTAATACCATTATCTGTCCCGTCGGTTAACATACTATGGCACCAATTTAATTTTTTATCTGATTCGATATTGCTCATTAATCATCTCCTGATGAAGTCTATCACTAGCACCATTTAGCTGACGCATGGCTCGAGCATTGTCTACTACTGGTTTATCATATTGACGTCTCATTAAAAGGGCATTAGTATCTGGAATAAGTGCATTGGTATAAGCTGAAAATCCGGGTACTAATGATAATGTAGCTACAGCGGCGTTTTGAGAAGCCACGGTTTGTTCAAATTCTTTTTCACTTTGAGTCTGAGTTGCGGGATCGGGCTTTGTTGCTACAGCGATTGCAGTTTGTCTAACATTATTAGTCTTTGGTTTCTCTACTACTGTTGTATCTTTTTTTTCTTCTTTTTTATCTTCTTTTCTTGCTTCAGTATTTTTTGTTAAAACAGAATTTACTACCGGGTCAGCTACAAGGGGGACATCTGTAGATACTTTTCCATCTTCTTTTACTTGTACTTCTGGCTCATTAGTTTTTATTGTTGATGTGGATGCCGCTTGTGTAGAACTGTTCTGTTGATTTAATAATTGTTGTTTTGCATATGCTTGTGCGTAATTAGGACAAGATCTATCGTATAATCCATCTAACGAACATTGTTGATCAAAATATGCTTGTTGATATCCGGGACACTGGTTATTGTAAAGTGGGTTATTAGAGCATTGTTGATTAAAGTAAGCCTGCTGATATCCTGGGCAGCCTGAGTCATAGAGTGGATTAGCAGAGCATTGTTGCGTGTAATATGCTTGCTGATATCCTGGACAAGTTGTTGCGTATAATGGGTTAATTGAGCATTGTTGGTCATGATAGGCCTGTTGGTATCCTGGGCAAGAAGGTGAATGCAATGGATTATTTGTACATGGGTCTATTTGTTGGACATCATAGTTTAAGCTTAGAGAAACATTACGCACTTGTGGACCATAATAGCCAGCCCAAAAACCTACATCTCTCGATGTAAACTGAATTCCTAGTTGTCCAACATCAGCTAAAGCATATGGTGAAGAAGAAGTTACTGTGCCACCATGCCAGTTCCACTCTTGTTTTGTGTTGTATGTTTGAGTAGCTGATAGTAAAACACTACCATTTGTGTGTTTAAGAAATGAAGTAGCAGTCAGAGTATCTACAGAACCTTGGCCGTCATTTCCGTTCATATTGCGGACTTCATAACCCCAATTGTATCCATTTATTTGAATTCCAGCACCACTCAGTGCTTGGTTGACAGCGATTATTTGTTGTACAGTTGCTTGGCCATAGCTCCAGATAAAATGACCAGATTGTCCATTTGGACTACCAGTAGATGTGTCAAAGAAAGGAGCAGAACCAAATGACGTGCAACACCCATACACATCTATTGGATGTTGACCATTAAGTTGGCTATATGCACCAATACCAGACCACTGGCCAGTGCTACCTCCAATAGAATTCGTAATTAAATTTTGAGTAGTCTGCTGTGCATAAACAGAACCAATCATCCAACAAAGAAGAAATAATATCTTCTTCACAGACGACCTTTCTTTTGTTCTTCTATCAGTTTGTCTTGCGTTTCTTTTGGCACAGGTTCAAATTTCGTTCCAAGTGCTAGTATGCAATAAGTATCTCTATCTACTTGTTCAGCAATGGTGAAAGTACCAGTTTTGGGGTTAACAAAAATCACCATGCTCAGAGGAGGTCCTTCAACCATAATTGGATGAGATCTTGCACGGACATATGGTATCTCCTGTGAATCATCGATTATTTCAGTTAGATTTTTAAGACTAATACAAACCGTGTCTACGGTTGCAACTAAAAAATCAGGTTTAGGTGGTTTGATAGGATTTGCAAATACCAACGAAGGCATCAACAAAAACATCGCAAATATTTTTTTCATTTAGTTTGCCTTTTCTTCCTTTAGATTAATTGGTGCTCTATAGAAACCTGTGGTGCCAAGCTCCTTTCTAGCATCTACAGCTGAGAGATCTCTCTGTTCCCATTGTTTGATTGCTTCAGCACCAATTTTGCCGTTTATAGGACAAGGTGTGCCAGCATTTGACATTGCTACAAATACTCTTTCGTCTTGACAAAGTGTTGCGACTGCGGCAACCTTCATGCCCATGTCATATAGATTTTTTGCAAGTTTAATTCTTTCGCAATTTTCATCACGGTAAGTTGTACCGATTGCGACACCAAAAATTTGAGTTTGTGCGGCACCAGAAACACCAATCGCACAAATATCATTATTCATGCTAGTAACAGCAGGGGCAATAGCCGAAGGAGGGGGACTATTGACAGTGGTTTCTGATTGGGTTGTACTTCTTGAGGTGCTATTTGAAGTCGACTCAGTGACTATGGTTTGTGCCAGAGCCGGTGACAAAAACATAACAAAAAGTAGCATCCCGGCTATCTTTTTGCTCATTTTTATTTCCTGGAATACGGTCACATGACCGCCTAATATTTAGCTAATGTCTGTGTGAAGACATACAAATTTATTGGCTTCTAGTTCGTCAGTAAAAAAGCCAATTTTAATTTCTCCAGAATTTATGTTCTGTAAAAAAATAATTATAGAATCAAAATTTGATATTGATGCTTTTATAAACCACTCATTAATTAAAACTGTTTTTGATGAAAATATTTGAAGCCCGCACTTACTAATGTACCTTGTTACAAATTCTCTTGACGGCTCCATTATATTACAGAATCAAGAAAAGATTTTTCTATTTTAATTTGTCTTGTATTAATAAAATTACTATAAAGCCCTTTTTCTCTTCCGTAAGCTTCTATTTCCCAGGGTTGATCCCAGTAATCAACCTGTTGCTCGTTTATTTCTTTTCCCTTCCATCTTGTTGTTAAAGCATAGACTGTGCCATCTTTTAGTTCTCCAATGGCAAACTGCTTTAGGTGAACACACTCATGGGCAAGATATGTTAATGTATCTCTAACGGTCAAGTTTTTTTTCAATTCGATAGTAAAGTACCTAATTCCGTCTTCTTTTCCTCCATACTCACAAAAAGCCTCAAAATCATTATCATCATCCAGCTTTTTTTTAAAAATAATATCAATATCTAGAGAGCTCATCATTTTTTTAGATAAAAGACGAGAACAATAATATTCAGTGGCCTGAGAAATTAAGGTTTTAAACTTTGTGGATCTATGACCGGAAACATTAATATTCATTATAGCACCTTTAGGGTACCAATATTTATGAGTTTTTGAGTATTCGTCCATTATGAAAAATCGGCAAAAATGTCTTTGTTTAGCTTTTTATCTAAATTAACTGACTTTTGATCGGTTTTCTTGTCATCAGAAATATCGTCTTGGGCAGATTGCTCAACATTGTAGAGTTTCATTTTTGCCCGATCCACCCCTACCACAAATTTTCTGTATGCAGTAGGATCATTATACCTATTTTTTAGTTGTTTAACCATAATCTGCCCTAAATCCTCCAGTTCTTCAGAGGATATTAACGCGAACATAAAGTCAGCGGTGGCCGGGAGACCGAAGGATTCTGACGTATCTTCCAGTCCTAGATCGGTGTTTGTATAGCCTGATCTAGTAGTTTGTGTGGCTGAAACTATAGGAACGTTATTTTCAACTGCCAATCCTCTCAACTCCTCAGCTATTGACTTAACGTATGTATATGAATTTACGTTTGATCCGTATTTAAGTCTAGATGACATACAAATATTAAGGTAATCAATGTAAATTATATCAGGGGTAAAGTTTCTTTTTAATTGAAGCTCGGTAATAAGATGTCTGAAATGATTGGCGCCGGCCGATGCCGTAGGGTATTCCTTAATAATTAATTTGCCGGTAGTTTTTTCTTTGACTCGATTTACCTTTTTTTCATAAGCATCTTTAGGTAGCACGGTAAGTTCATCGACTTGAACGTTAAGAAGATTGGCATCTATTCTTTCGGCAATTTTTTCTTCCGACATTTCAAGTGTAATATAAAGAACGTTTGCTCCAGCGGCTAAATTACTAGCTGCACAATGACACATAAAAAGAGATTTTCCAACCCCGGTGCCAGCTAATGCAATATTTAACGTTTTATTTGGAAGGCCCCCTTTAGTAATTCTGTTAAAATATTCTAAATCAAAAGGAATTCGATCTTCCTTTTTATGATAAAAATCATACCTATTATTATAGTCTTCTAAAAAGTCATGTCCAACATGGGAATCAAACGAAACAGCTAGTGCATTAGACAGTATAGTAGGAATTGATCCTCTATCTTGCTTTTGATCTCTTCCATCTAAAATTTGAATTGAGGTCATTACTGCATTATAGACGGCCTTGTCTTGACAGAATTTTTCTGTCATGTCTATTAACCAGTCATTACCTACCTCAACATCTTTAAGCTCATGAATGTATGTTTTTAATTCTTTAAACTGATCATCATTAATACCGGTTAAATTATCTACCTCAATACTTAAAGCAGGTATGGAAGGGGTAGCGTTATATTTCTTTACATATTCTATGATCAAGCGATAGAGATACTTGTCTTGCCAGTCAGTAAAATACTCTTCTTTTAGAAAAGGAATAGTTTTTCTAAGATATTCCTCGCTAAAAATTAATTTAGATAATATCTGTTGTTCTAATACCATGTATTAAATACCGGTAGCAAGTTCAATACCGGTCGTAGACTTAATATACGCCTCTTCAAGCTCTCTTCTAGTAGAAGCCATAAACAAGATATGAATTTGTAGAAAGGAAAAAATTGACGCATCATCAATAGAAATACAGAGAGGGGCAAAACCAATACCTTTTTGTGAAGCTACTATTTGTACTGGTTTACTAATTTTTACTGAATCAGCATTTTTTTCTTGTAGACGTCCAATTATTTCTTCACCAGAAACCAACTTCAAAGTAATCACATCATTTTGATTCATTTTTTTTCCTTGTTAGGTTTGTAATATATATTTTACCATCTTTTGTTTCATAGTCCAACTCATCACCAACTTCCCATCCAAGAGTCTTAACCATTTCTGGATCTAATTCAATTACTCCATCACCGTTTGATAATATTTCTATAACTTTACCGGTATATGTTTTACTTACTAAATTTTTCGGCACGGATAATTTGCTCCTGAGGTACGTTAAAAAAATTGCCGGGAAATCTTCTTTTTAAGTTAGAATTGATCTCATTCCAACTTACTCCTTGAGCTAAAAATTCATCTGAATCATTATTATATGCTCTTATGCAATTATTATCAAATTCTAATCTTGTATTAATAATTCTATTTTCTAATTCATCGACAATGCTCTGGGCGTATGTTATAACTTTTGATACCCTCTTGTAGTGAACATATTTTGAGTAAAGAACTACTACTATTCCGGCAACTAGCCCAGAAATTATCCCCGATAAAAATATCTCAGTCATTTTTTTCTTCGTATGATGTAAAAAATCCTTCTTTTATTTTTTCATCTGTCCATGATGAAAGATAGCTATTATCTTCTTTGAATAATTTAATGGCGTCATCTTCAGTGATCACTCGATGAGAAACAACAGTTTCTCCTAACCATTCCTGAGAAAACTCTTTTGCCTCTTCCAAAGCAACAGTATCCAGTGCCCAGTGAGCTTGCCCATCAGGTACTTGAACCATATATCGCATACGGTATTGAGAGATACAATCTACTAAAATCCATTGCATATCATAACCTTTCATAATATAACTAATTTTATTTAATTCTTTTTATTAGCTCAACAACTTCTTTACTCGGCCCATTATAGTCCAATTCAAAGGCGTAATCTAAAATATCAAATCTATGTGTTTCCAATAAAGAATGTAGATATTTTTGTTCCGGCTCATCTAAGTTATAGTAAAATATTTCAAACTGCTCCCCATTCAAGGATAGCGCATGACGAAGATTAAGCATATCATGTTTTTCAAGAGTAGTTTTAAACTTCAAAATGTCCTCCCTTGTTTTTTTTATTATTAAGGAGATATTCTACTTGGTACTTCTCTAGTACTGTAAATGGCCATACAGGCCATTCTTCGTAATATTCTTTATTATTATGTATCGATCTCCTGGGTAGATTCTTGATTATCTCTATCAGAATTCCCGGTGCCTCCGTAGGAATATTCTCTTTTAGCTGCATCTTCGAGTCTTTCCATAATTTCAGGGGTAAAATATTTTTCTGGATTATTGTTTATTTCTTTTCCGAACACTTTAGTGCCCGATGGTAGTTCATAACGAGTGGAAACTTTCTTAATAATTTCATACTTCTCGGCTAAATCTAATAAACCAAAATATTTGTTTAAACCTTTGTCGTAAGTAAGTAGCACTTCAACGTCTTTATTTTCTTTTGAGAGCCTGGACTTGTACATCTTGACTCTGATAACATTTCCGACAACTTCGCCTGATGTATCTTTTTCTTTCTTTTTCGTAAGCATTGCAATAGTACTGGCAGCGTATTTAAGTCCCGTTCCACCTCCGAGCTCCTTCATAGGTACATAACTTCCGACAAGATCATACACGTGATTAGTCACGAGCATGGGTATTTTTACTTTAGCTAGCTTTAATGTTAGTACTCGAAAGGCAGCTTTAATTATTTGCGCCTTAGTCATATCTCTTGTGTCTTTACCTTCTAGACTATCTTCCATTTCTTTAGAGGTTGAAAGGAGTCCAAGACTGTCTAAAACAAACATCATTGGTGGTCGTTTATCTTCAGGCTGCTTATCATAAGCATCGATCATTTTTAAGGCATGAGTTTTAAACTTCTGAATGGTATCAGGCTCGGAGATAATAACCCTGGTAGTATCAATACCTCTTTCTTCCATCATATGTTTAGTTACCGCGGCTTCTGTATCGTAATAGACGACTCCTCCTTGTGGATTTTTTTCCAGGAAAGTTCGAACGACACCAAGGACGAAATAAGTTTTACCAGTAGCGGACTCTCCTGCAAAAGCAGTAATTTTGTTATCAGGAACGCCACCGTAGAGGCTGCCCGAGAGAACAGCATTGAGCATGTAGCTGCCAGTATCAATAAAGCCCCCAAACTCAGCACTACCGGTACCGTCAGCGGCAATAGAAGTATCTTCATCTTTTATTTCCTCTACCAAATTACGAAAAAAAGTACTCATTATGACCCCTTAGTTATTCTAGAATTTTAAATACAAATTTACTTATTGATACCCTGCCATTAAGTTCGTTTTCTTTTACCCCGGGAAGAAAGCTTATATTTTCTACTTTATGTTCAATAAAAGAAGGAAAGATTATTACATCCCAAGGATGTAACTCGACAGTATAGTTATGGGATTGAAAAGTTAGGTCTCCACCTGTAAATTTTTTTTCTTCTTTCCAATAATATGTAATTATAGAAATAATAGCTTGATCTTCATGTGATTCATAATAACTATTATTTTCATAGTAACTAAGAAGAGTTGTATCAATATTACTTCTTCTTAAATATTTAAAAATTGGATCAAACCCTTCCACAATTGATAAAAACTCTTTAGAAAAATACTTTCTTGTAATATTAAGAATATCACTTACATCTCTGTTTTTGTAAACTTCATCCAGAAATAAACCACTGTTTGTTTTTTTAAGGTTGCCTGACCCATCAGTGGATGACGCTGTTTGTTTGGGTCCTAAAAGCTTATTATCTTTACATAAAAAATTTAGTTCGTCAATAATGAGCTTTTTTTCTTCTTCAGAAAAAAAATTTTTTATTAAAAGTACAGGCTCAGATATAGGTAATTTTTTTACTATCATGTTCTTTTATTATCCACTACTTCAGGTGCTTTTTCACTTATCCTATCCATATCATACGAAGAAGGATAATGTCTTAGTAAGGATCTAGCTCTATCTCTTACTACACCGGGTACCTTAGGAGTTGCTTTAGGATTACATAATTCTAATAGAAATTGTTGAGTATATAAAACAGCCCTATAACGTTCGTCAGGTAAAGTCAAAATATTCCTCCGTCTCGTATATCTTTAACTTTGCTCTTATCAATCTCTATTTTAGATGGATCACGTTTTTCTTTCAACTTTTTGACACGTTCAATCCAATTAGGAAGCTTTAATTTTTTTATACGCTTAAAAAGTCTTGGTTCCCATTGTTCGGAGCTATCAGTACTAATAAGTTCATTACTTTGATTTTTATTTCTACGTATGTTTTTCTTTACTGGTTTATCATCATTAACTAAGAAATTACCCACTACCGGGTCGTGTCTTGTTTTTTGAAGCCCGTGATTGGCCGCTATTAATAGAATAATGGCAAGAGGATCAAATACAATTACTATTAAAATAATAACCGCTCTTACAGACTTTTCAAGTACTCCCTCAGCCTGTTCTCCGTAGAGGAGATCGGCAATATATTTAATAGGTCCGACTTCGGCGGCAATTTTTGCTGAATCTTTTCTAAGGGGGGCGGCTTGAGAATTAAGTGTCTTAAGATTGTTAGACGCAGTACTAATTTCAGCAAAAATGCGGGTACGTTCCCTTGCCTGCTGACTACGTATTTTACTAGCGGTTTCTGAATCAGCATTATCAACCAATCTATCGAGAGTATCCAGAGATCTCTGAGCATTGTTAAGTCTCCTTTGTTCATTTTGAATTTGCTGCTCAATTACTCTAAGTTCGACATTAGTATCAGCACCAACTAAGTTTTGATCTAGATGGGCTTTTGATAAAAATCCAAACGTACCTAGACTAGTAATAAACATAAGAACTATTACTGACACAACAAGATAGTACTTAATCACTCTGGGGGCGGTATTCCAGTTTCTATAAACCCAGGAAGCAGCCACCACCTTGGCTAGCTCTAAAGAGGCTCCCATTATAACGATAGGTACTACGGCGGCGGCAAAAATAGCTGCCAGACCAGATACGGCATAGTATGCTGCAATCACCGATAATGTGAGTGCAGTAAATAAAGCAATATAATTAATCATTTACAATTTGTTCGACTTTTAAAATAAATTCCTGCATTTTTTGTGTTCTGTTTGGCCAGTAAATATATTCTTTATCTGAATCTTTAGCTAAGTTTTTAAGAAGAGGTATTATAGTTTTGTATAAAAGCTCTAATTTACCTTTATATGATTCCTCAATTTTTACCAATGCTACTTCTTTTTGATTTACTTCCTGTTGTAATTTTTTTTCCAGTGATTTAAGTTCACTTTCACTTACTGCAGAAAAACCAAAATCATCGTAAACATCGTCAAGACTGAATATGGGTTTATTCATTTAAAAAGTCCTCTAGTGTATTTCTTTTTTCTGTCTCCCAACCAATAACATCTAAAATAGTTCTTAATGGCTCTAAGAATGACTTATCAAATTGGGTGTCATAATCAATAATACTATGCAGGTTTAGTTCTGGAGGAAGTTTGCCTGGGACACTAATTACATGCTCGTTTAAGATGTTTGGAGTTCTCAGATAGCTAAATTTAATTTTCTCACCTTTATGTACTTCTTCATATTTATTAGTAAGTTTTAATTTATTTAAAAGGTGATTATAGATAATAGCCCCTTTAACGTGAATAGGAGTGCCTGTTTTATATATTTTAGAAGAATTACTTCTCTCAATCCACTTATCTAGTTCTTTACAGCCTCTAGGAAAAGCTACATCTTCAAAAGGTAATCCCTTAAATCTATCCCTTTCACTAGCAATAAATGATTGAAGGTCACTTTCTGTCGATGTCATTATTAGATGTAATGCTTTTTTAATGGAATCTCTTACCACAGCTGGGGTTGAAGTCCTAACAGCCTCAATACCCATAATCTTTAACTTTGGTTCGGAGTACTGCACCCCTTCGTTATTATAAACATTTAAAATATATCTTTTTTTAGCTGTCCATATTCCTTTATCTGCTATCGCCTCGCGCTTCATTTTCATTTTCTGATCATATGCATTTACATAGATAGAAAGTTCCTCATAGCACTTATCGATGAAAGGCTCTAAAACATCATTACATACTTTATCCAGATACTTTACAATCTGATCGTTTGATTTACCTTCACATGTAGCTTTAACAAAATTGTCTAACTTTATATACATTGAATCTGTGTCAACCGCAATTACATAATCTTCATTATTAGTTTTAAGTACTTTATTAAAATACTCGTTAATTCTATTTTCTATCCATCTAATGGAGAGTTGTCCGGATTTAGTAATTGATTCGGCAAGCTTGGCATCAAACCACCTAAAAAATTTATTTCCTAAAGCACCATAAACTGAATTAAGCTGAATTTTTTTTGCCAGTTGCATATTATGGCATCTGGCTATTTCTTTTTCTAATTCATAAGTGTTTTCTTTTTCATATTTTTTCTTTGCCTCTATCATCTGATTTTTGTACTTTACCCTATCGTCGTAAAGTCTTTGCATCATTTGAGGAAGAAATCCCTGATAATCTTTATCAAACATACAGCCGGTGGCTGCAATGGTAATGTTTTGAGCCTCCATTTCGTGTCTTATCGAAGGATCATTTAAGGCACCATTTAGAATTTTATCTACACCTTCTTTAGTATTTAAAGATGCAATTTGCCCGACATATGTTTCAGGCGAGATGTTATACTGCATAATTAAATGTGGATATAGACTATTTAAGTCAAATGACACTACCCATTTATGCATACCTACCTGAGGATCTTTTACATAAGCCCCTTCAATAGGGTTTTCTTTATCCCTCTCAGAAGGATAAAATTGAGGGATTACAACCTTCTTAGAAAGTAACTCATTATGGATGTACATATCCCATGAGCGGACGGAGGTAAAAGTATCGAGGTAATTAATTTTGCCATCGTATGCAAGGGCAAATACCTGTTCAATAAATTTAAGCTTATCCTCTAATTCATCTACCAATCGTACGTCTTGAATATTATATTCAATATATTTTTGATGATTATTTTTATAGAGCTCGTCCAGACTATTATAACCGATTGAGTCATAATCCAATTTTCGCTTACCAAGTACAACCCAAGAAATATAGTCTAGTTTATAACTTTCTTGCATAGTAAAAGAAAACTTTTTATACAGCTGCATATAGTCAAGAATAGTTAAACCAACAATCTCCGGTATTGTATAAACTCGTCCGGCTAATTCTATTTCCCTTGAACTTAAAATACCCCAGGGGGAAAGTCTTTTTGCTGATTCTGGTCCTAATATGCGAGTAATTCGATTAATAATGTACGGCATATCGAAAAACTCAACGTTCCATCCCGTAACAACGTCGGGTATAAACTGCACCGATCTCCATACCTTTATAAATTTCTCTAATAAATCCTGTTCATTACTACATTTAAGATATGTAATGTTTTCTTTTTCTACCTGGCAGAGATCGGTATTAATAATGTCCTTATTAAACTCACCGTAACCAAGCACAACCATTTTACCTTTTTTACTGATAGTAATGGCTGTAATTTGCTTATCGGCCGTTTCAATATTAGGAAATCCCCCGGTTGAATCTGTTTCGATATCTAACGATACAACAGAAATAAGGGAAGGATCGTAGTTTATAGTTCCAGGATAATGGTCGTGTATAAATGTGTAAACAAAGTTAGTAAGACCGTAGATATCTAGTCCGTCAACATCTTTATATCGTTTAATATATTCTCTTGCTTCATAAACACTACTAAACTCTATCTTATCAACAGGGGTACCTTTTAGGGTCTTATATTCAGTATTTTTAATGCGAGAGGTAACAAATAGGTAGGGACTGTAAGGAATGGCATGCTGTATACGATTACCGTCTTCATACCCTCTTAATAAAATTTCACTTTTATTCAAATAAACGGACGTATAAAACTTTGACATTATTTCTCCATAGCGGTGCTTCGAGGGTTATCCTACACAAGCAATTACATAATTATAAAAAAAGGGTGGTTTATAAGCCACCCTTTTGAGAACATATTATTTTGGTGAGTGAGGTGACTTACCGTTGACCCATTCCCAGTCATCGTCAGTCATTGGAATCCAGTTTATCATTTGCATGATCCTCCAGCTTCCATAACTCGTTTAGCAGCTTCATAATGACCATATCTAGCTAAACAAGCGGCAGCTCGTGCCCGACCCAACGACTGTAAAAAACAGTTTAATTTATAGAGGAAGTTTTTCATTCAGCATCTTCTACTAATAGTTGTTTTGTGTTGTTTTTAGCAAATTCTGAAACAGTAGAAGGCTCTTCAGATACCTCTATTTTTTTAGGCTTTTTATGCTCTGGAATAATTTTTTCTAAAGCAATTTTGAGCATTCCGTTAACAAGCCCGGCACCTTTAATCTCTACTTGATCATTTAGTGCAAAAGTACGAGTAAAGTTACGGGCAGCAATGCCTTTAAAAAGATAATCATTTGAATCATCTTCACTAGCATTGCCTCTTACAATTAATTTGTCGTCCGCAAACTCCACTTCAATTTCAGACCTACTAAAACCTGCAACAGCCATCTCAATGACATACTTATTGTCATCTACTTTTTTAATATTATAAGGGGGGTAGTTAGGAATATTTTTAGTTAGATCGTCGTGCATTTTTGCCAGACGATTAAATTGATCATCAAAGCCAACAAAAAATTTATCAAAATCTTTTAAAGCTGTCGGTACCATGTTATGGTATGTCATCTTATTTCTCCTTTAATTAAGCGAGTAAAAAAATAGTCACCTCGAAAGCGTGACTTACTATTTATCTAGCGCCTCATAGATGCTAGATCTTTAGCTTCATCTTCTTTAAAAACCGGTACAAGATTAGACTTATGCAGGCTTCCAATTCCAATGAGCTTGTCTCCAGTATAGGTATTAACTTCTTTCTTTACAGCCACTCCTATACCGGAATCTCTCGAAGGATAATTACAGGCCAGCCTATCCTTATTAAGTTCGAGAGGGGTAAGCTTGATACAAGCTTCAAATACTTTACCTTTTTTAGTAATGCTATGGAGCTTATATTTTTCTTGCTGAGCGTTCCAAAGAGCTTTTTCTTTTTCACGCTGCTTACGAGTTTTCTTTTTACCACCGTAAATAGTAATAAGCATATAGGTTCTCCTTTATTGTTTATTATAACAAACCCGGAAAATTAAATCAACTTCTTTTTTTACCTATATTGTATTTTGCGACTAATTCCCAATCGTCCTTATCTTTATAAGGAAGTATTTTAATTTGAGAAAGAGGAGCTTGAGGTGTATCGCATGTTTGAGGATTTACTATTTCAACCAGACCCCATTCCTCTAAAAGATTAGCAATAGTATTTCGTCTTCCTACATCATCATCAGAAAAATTAGAGGGCTTTCCATCTAAAGCAAAAAGCTCTTTAAAATGAACAATATAATATTTTCCCTGCTTATGTAAGATATGGCAGGATTGATATAAAATATTATCTTTTCGGGAAGCTACACCTATTCTTGTTAGAGTTTCTCTTACTTTAAGAAAATCATCCTCTTCAACAAGTCTCACCTCCACAAGAGAATCTACTATATTCATAATTCCTCACAACTGAGTTATAATTATTATGAATTATTTATAAACGCTTGAATCTCTTGTTTCTTTTCGATTGATAGGATTTTTCTATATTCTTCAGCTTTCTTTAAGCTAACTTGGAAATATTTTGATATAGCTAATGTTTCTTGGGAGGTATTTGATTTTGACCATTTTGAGAATCTTTTTTGAGCCCTAATGGAAAAAAGTAGATATTCATACTGCAATTTCCCCTCTAGACCGGGGTACATATTCATCTCATTGGCGTATAGTAGTGTATCTGTATAATAGGAGAGCGCTTTGTTTACTAAGTATGCGCTATATTCTCTCTCCGATACCTCATCATTTTCAGTACCTTTCATTAAATTCTTTTTATTATAAGAAATACTATTTACATAATCGAAAGGATTCATTAAATAAATCCAAGCTTTCTTGATTCTAATTTCTTAAACGTTCTCTGCTGATGGAATAATTCAGCCAGTGAGTAGTCCTTTTTATTTTCTTCTTCTTTAAAATCAATGTTAAGCTTTTTGGCAAGAAGTCTGGCTTGCTCAGGTGTATAATTAGAGAAATTAATTATATCAAAGCATCTCCCAGGTCGTATTAATGCTGGATCAATATCGTTAATAGAAGGTAAATTGGTACTAAAAACCAGTTTTTTATTCTTAACGGTAATGAGACCATCCCCGACGTTTAAAAAACGGTGCATCATTGAATTACCATCTCTTCTTGATTTAAGAAAATTATCAGAATCCTCTAAAACCATTACTCCAGAATCATCTTCTATAAACCTAGCAAAGACATAATCTTTTTGAAGAATTGCTTCATCGTAGGTAACGATGGCGTTCTTACCTATATGATGTAAAAGCCCTCTAATAAAAGTCGTCTTACCAGTTCCTGGAGGACCGATTAATAATAAAATAGATGCATCTGATTGCAGATATCTGTCATAATAATTTTCAACAGATTCCCCCTCAAGAAAAGGATACATTTCGGAAACAGGAAGCTTATCACCAAGAAGAGGAATCGTTACCGAGCTTCCATCTCCGGCGTATATCCACTCCACACTACAATTAGCAATAATAAATTTATTTGATATTTCATCGTACAAATTATCAACCCAATTTCTATCTCCGTACAGTTTAATTGTAACTGAATTTGATGTAATAGAATAGTCTAAAAAGCAAATAGTTTCTAAATCAACAAGCATTCCAGCTTGATCTCCAAACTCAATTACCTGCCATCCATTATCACCTTTTCCTCTTGTGTATTCAGCCCATTCTTTTTTTGTACAGACTATTTCTTCATTCTTATGGTATGTGCTACCAAATTTTTCTGTTCTTAAATTAATAAGTTTAGATATGTAATGATCATTAATGCTTGTTCCAGCTAAAAAATATTCCCCTCTTTCTTCAGCAAGAGAAAAACAATTATCATCCACCTCGGCTCCTGTTTTCATAGCTCCATCATCCCACTTTCTATCTATTTCACCATCACTATAATATGTTGAGGACAAATTCCATCTTTGTTTTCTTAAATGCGTCTTTCTTTTTTTAAGTCTTTTACGATTAGAAATATAGAATTTTTTTGGTGCAGGTAAGTCACCCTCCTGTAAACTACTAAAAAATTCTCTTAATGATTTTCCTACGGTCATTACTTGAACTCACATTCTACCATTATTTCTGTTAGGCAGGCGGTTAAATTTATTTCGTGATCGGCAACAAACGCCGCCTTATACTGATATTCAGCTAGCAATAAAACTAGCTGAGGAATAGAGGCTGTCTTTAAATGTTCTGATGCTATGTCGTAAAGAGATCTAAAAAATGTGGATGTATCAATATCACTATTTTCTCCCACCCACTTTCTTACGCTTGTAAAATTTTTACTTTTTAGATACCCAAGTACCTCTTTAAGCGTTTCTTCCTTATGATTAGATAGAATACCTGTATCGATTTTACCAGTTACAGAATATCGCTGCAACTCGTTTAAGGTTCTTCTAAAATCAGGGAAATATTTCTCTATAACTGCAGCAACAGTCTTATTATCATGTTCTACTGCTTCTTTAGAAAGTATCTCTATAACCCGTCTATAAAATTGAGCAGCTAGTTTAGGCTTATCTTCTTTTGGTATTTTAAATTCTATTACTGAGCATCTTGAATGAAGAGGTTCAATAATTTTATTTTTAAAATTACATGTTAAAATAAATCCGCAATTTTTAGAATACTCTTCCATAAAATTACGTAATGCCGGCTGGGTGGAGTTAGGATTTAGGTAATCGGCCTCATCTAATATTACATATTTCCTGCCTCCAGAAAAAGACATAGCCGAGGCAAAAGATTTTATGTCGTTCCTTAGAGTATCAATATTGCCGTTTAAGGAGCCATTAATAACAATATAGTCATGCCCGAGTTCGTCTAACATGGCCCGGGCCACAGTTGTCTTACCCGTTCCAGCTCTCCCGGTAAGAAGTAAGTTTGGTATAATATCCTTGCTTACAAATTCTTCAAACGTGCTTTTTAGTTCTCTAGGTAAAACCACATCAGAAATTCTTTTAGGTCTATACTTCTCCACCCAAAGTAAATCTTCTTTTATCATAATTTAATCTTTCAATGTACCAAAAACATCTTCACTGTCAAACATGCATTCATAATTTTGTTGCTTTAACATTTCTACTATTGGATCAAGTCCAACAAAAGTATATTCTATTTTAATATGTCTTGGTTTTATTCTCCAGCTATAATTTTCAAATACCTGCAATTCGTGACCTTCAACATCTACTTTAAGAATATCAACTGAATTTATTTTCATCATACTAAAGTATGAATCGAGTGTTAGGAAGTTTGATTGAATTGTTTTAGAATTACCGGCAAAATTATTGCGCATCTCAATGCCGTTATTATTAAAGCCGCTTACATGACCGAGTCCTTTTACCCACCAATCTCCACTATTGGGAGGCATGTATCTGATTTTTCCTGAACCATCATAATTTGAAATAGCACAACAAGAAAAAAATGCCTTTAAATTTTTATTTCTTTCTTGAGAAAGTTTTTGTATTTTTAATTTTAAAGAATCAATATACTCTGTAACTGGTTCTATAAAATAACCTGTCCATCCATCGAGAAGGAGAATTTCATAGTTATCAAAATCACAAGAACCTATCTCTACAAATACCCCGGCCATTACTGCTCGAATACTGAGCTACTTTCGGTAGCAATCCAATACTCAATATCTTTACCTTTAAAATATGAAATACCTTTTGAGGATATTGAAACATCATAATCTTCTTGTAGGATTTTTAAATTTTCAGCCAATATAATCATTTTAAATTTCTGTACGTCGACACATGTACCAACCTGTACTTTAAACTTATCGGCTAATGGATTTTTTGTGTTTATAGTTTCAATATGCATGATACCGTTTTCCCCAGTAACTGCTATCTCTGGGGTGCCTAGGATGGCCATGGCCTTAAAAAGTCCTTGTAATGTATTATTAGTAAGCCTGAAATTAATTTCCATATCAGGCAATTTGATTTCCTTATCACCGGGGGCAACAATATTGTTAATATCACCATAGGTATATTGAACTTCTTGATTGCTATTTTTTACAGTAAGAAATTTTTCGTTAAGATTAATTTCTGGTGAGTCAAATAATGATAGTACACTTAAAAATTTAGATAGCTCGTATATTGCAAATGTTTCTGATATATCTTCACTAACTGTAGCTTTGGCATAAACCGTCTTATTAGGTGTCATTGTCTTTATTACATTACCCTTTTTAAACACCAAAGACGGATTAAGTATTGAGAAGTTCTTTAATATCTGAACGGTTCTTGGACTAATTTTCATTTCTTACCTTTTTTAAGCTGGCTGGCATCAGCCGTAGCTGATGCACCTATCTGGGCAAGATCAACAAGACTGCCGCCAAAAATATAACTACCGACGTGCTGTAATTTTATCCATGGGCAAAGATAATTTTTCATTCCCATTTTAGTTACATGATAGCAGAAGTTATAGTCTTCGGAAAGATAACGTTTGGACTCCGGATCAATAATGCAGTCAAAGAACGCCATAATTTCTCTAGATCCATCAAAGTGCTCTGTACGAACATGATCGGGTTTATAAAATTGTTCGGGATAAGCTTTAGTGTATGCCTCAAAAGTTTTTTTCCTAATCATCATAAACCCTGTACCAAGCTCTAATACCTCGACTGGCTTATTAAGGGGGATTTCTTTTTGTCCTCCTTTAGGATTAAAAACATAGTCACCAACATACTTTTCTAGATTACCTGGAGTTTCATCAGCAAATCCTTTATCTACAGCCTGTTTTATCTTTTCCCAAGAAATACATTTTTTAGGATAAGGTCCTCCAAGCACATCATAATCGGTATCGTCAGATTGAAGATGAAGAAGAGCTAATACATCTTGTGGATTAAATCCAATATCACTATCAATAAACATAAGATGGGTGGCATCTGATCTAATAAATTCATCGGCGCAATAATTACGAGCACGAGTAATTAATGATTCATTAAATAAGAAATAAAGTTGGAGTGGGATTTGAAGTTTTGCAAATAAGGCAGTAAGATCGGCTACTGACTTAGTATACATTCCAGCACACTGTCCTCCATACATAGGGGTGGCTAAAAACAATTTCTTTTTTCTTATTTCATTTAGATCAATTTGCAGTTGCATATGTGCTCCATTTATTATAGTTTACAATTAGAAAAATCAGCCGTATACCATTTTGCTTGTGCTTGGGGTGATTTATCTTTCTGCCATTTTTTTGTGGCTGGATCATAAGAACCAGTACGAGAACTAATTTCTTTTATTACTTCATTCATAACCTTATCGCCATCATATCCATATTTGGCTATTTCTCCATATGCAAAAACAATAATATCAGCCATAGCATCAATACGACCAATATCGTCTTTTGATTCTAAGAATTCACCTAACTCCTCCACAATCATAGCTAAAAAGCCATTACGATCAGGAATCTGCTGAGTAATAAGTCTTTCATCAGACCACTGTTTGATTCGTTCAAAATTTGTCAATTTTTACTCCGTAAAATAATAAGGATTTTCAACAGTAGTAAAGCTGCCTACATTTATCAGTTTATTATAACTAAAGTCCATACGAAATACAACGTTTGGACATGTCTCCTCACTTCCTTCAAACTTTGTTGATGATATGTTCATTTCTTTATCTATGAACAATGGTGATATTTCATTGCGAAAAACATACATTGAAAGTCTCTCCCGATCATACATTAAGCAGCTAAAAGTACCGTCAAATGTACTTAACTTACTCCATTCATTATCTGTACCCTTGAGAGTTAAGAGTATCTGCATAGTATCCCAGGCTGTTTTAAGATGGGTACTTTTATTTTTTATAACTTCGGCTTTTATAATACCATTGTGCCATAAAGCATAATCAGGCCACTGTTTATATTTGGTAGTTATTATAGCCGGGTGAATTGAATCAAATGTTTTTTCTTCTGTTGTAGGGGCCTGTATATGTACTATTCCGTAGGTATTTTTTGGAATATAAAAATTAGACATATTAGGAAAACCAAACCCTTTTTTATGAATTGAAAGTATTCCAGTAGTAGTATTAAATAAGGATAAGGAGTATGAATGAGATCCTCTGTAAGAATTTAACTTTACAAGTTCTAAAAGAGTTTCAAAATTATAAGAACCAACAATAGCGCACATTTTATTTTGGCAATCTTAAGGGTGATCTTTGATCAAAAATATATTTTTCTTTTTAAGGCAATCTATCTGGCTAATTGTCTGAGAAACGGTTTGATGAAGTATACCATATCCCCCTTTATTTTTAAATGGATCAATACATGGCACTGAGTCATCAATAAGAAGGGAGCTATCATTGGCATAGTTAGATTTTTCTAATTTTGTTCTTGTAAAAATACTATGCAAATGTCCTAAACCATTTTTTTCAAGCCACTTAATTTTTTGCTCTTTAACATCCTCATAATTAGACCTTGTGCCGGCACAAGATAAAATATTTAACGTGCACTTTAATGTATTTAATTTATCAATTAGTATACTAAATTCATCACAGGTTTCTAAATTATAAAAGCCATTATTTGCAACAAATTCATACCAGTGATTATCGTTAGGATCATCTCTGCAATTTAGACCATATATTGCAAAATAACCTTTATCAAAATTAGCTATAACCCCATCCATATCTAAGTAAATATTGTTAATCATGAATTATTTTTTCCCATGGTATATCAATTGCATATTCAATCGGATCAATTACTCTTGCTTTAGCAAAATTAGCAATGCGCTCGGAGCATGATGGGCACTCACCACACGATTCTCCTTTTTCATTTGGATTATAGCATGTAAGTGTGTGGGCAAGCAAGTCTGTTAATCCCATTTGCTTACAAATATTAATCTCATCGTATTTGGATAGGTGACTAAATGGAGCTAGGACTTTTACTTTATGGGTTCTATTTTGATCAGCTACTTCATTAATACTATCAACAAATTTTTGTGTAGTATCCCAGTACCCATACTCGTCATGTACTTGTAGACCAGTAAATACATGGCTGGCGGCACTTGCTTCGGCTTGGGCTAAGGTCAACGATAATAAAATCATATTACGAAATGGCACGTATGTTTTAGGTTGAGGATCACCTAGAACGTCTTTAATAGTAGGCATTATAACATCTGTACCTCCAATATTAGCCGATATAGGTTTAGCTATCTCGCCAAGTATACTAAGATCTAAAACTTTATGATTTACTTTAAGTGTATTACATATTTTTGCTGCTTTTTCTAATTCTAGTTTTTGTTTCTGTCCGTAATTATATGAAAGTGCTTTTACCTTAGCTGCTCCATATTTTGCAACCAACAGCATGGTAAGAATAGACGAATCCATTCCACCAGATAGAACCACCAAAACATTTTTATCTGTATTAGGTAATTGATCGAGCGCCTGCTTCAGATTCACTTTGTCTCTCCTTTTGAATTCGGTGCACGTATACTACAGCATCCATAAGTTCTTCTTTAAGATGCTGAATCCATTGATCAAGATCTAGATCAGTTCTTTCAGTAGTTACCCCATATTTGTTGTATCCGTGAAGAGACCGACTAACAAATTCACTACATATTTCATTAACATTATTATCCGGACTTGCCATATTCTTTTCTCCAGGAAAAGGCCATTTTGTAGTCATATATTATTGTCTCGGTGTCTTTGTACAAAAATTAATAACATCAGCTATATTACCGTATTTCCACAGTACTCTTGAATCAGAAGCTCGTACCGGATTAATATCAATACCTCCCCTACGAGTGTATAAACACGCCACAAAAAGTTCCTCCGGTTCAAGTATATCCCATAAGCGCTTGTAAATACATTCACATATTTCTTCATGAAAATGGTTTTCTTTACGCATTGATATAATATACTGTAGTAAAGATTCAGGGGTAACTGCTTTATCGCCTTTTATGTGAACATATACATCTCCCCAATCCGGTTGATTGGTTACTCGACAGTTTGATCTAAGTGAATACGATCTCCATCTTTCATAACGTCCAATACTTGGAACTACTTTTAGAATATTTGGTGACTCATTATAATTATCGAAAGACATTTCATTAATGTTACAATAATGTTCCAGTGAAATAAAGTCGCCCATAATAGGCTTGACTGTATCAATATCTCCCCACCTTATAAAAGTTTCAACCTGGGCACCTGTAGCACTAGTAAGATCTCTTGATATAGTATCTTCAATAATCCAAACATCATCAGTAGTTTCGATTAATCGAGCCATATTAAATGAGTTAAGATAGAGTTTAACCGATTTAGATTCTACAATGTTCGGTGATTGACTTGGATATGTAAACTTTAGCCATCCGGATACAGGGAAACCATTTTTAAGCAGTGTTGAAAATTCATATGCATTCCAAGCATCCATACCAATAAAGGGTAAATTATTATCTTCAAGTCCGTATCCCGTTCGATTAAGGGATCTAGGTACGGCTACCAAGAGAGTAGGATCAACACTATCGGGAGTAACATAGGGCTTTACAACTGTACCATCACCGGCTTTGCCTAGATGAACTGATATAAGTTCGTTTAATTGTTTTTGATTATCAATAGTCACACCCCATCTCCATTTCTGTTATAAACTCATTAAATTTTTTATTATAGGCATCGATAACTTGCTGTACCCTATCACGAACCGATCCAGTAATATAAACTACATTAATATTATGCTCTTTAATAGTTTCTTCAAATATTCTTACCACCCGATCTCTAAAAAAAGTATCAATACTTCTTACTCCATCGTTTTCAATTTCAAATTCTGGCTTAATATAAAATTGTATGTCGTACTTTGGTTGAAGCTTTTTAAATACCTTTAAAGCATGATCATATGCCGAGGATGTTACTTTTTTATTTTCTGCTAGGTATTGAGTATAAACTAAACCATCTAACGATGTCCGATCAGTAATCATTTTATCATTCATAAACATATTTACAATATGCTCTTGCATGATTAGTCGCTGGGTGGTATCATTACCGTTTTCATTAATTAATAACCCATAGCTGTTAACCCGTCTTGTTACTTCGATACAGAATTTAAAGCTAGAAAATACTTCCTCTGACCTTAATGCATTTAGTAGAGTAGTCTTACCAACCGATTGAGCCCCGCTAATACCTATACGCATATTTTATTCCTTAAGAACCATTTCCATGCATGAAATGATGATATTTTAAGCTGTGTAAACATTTCGTTTTCACTTTCTATTCTGTTAGTGTACGCCACGCTCGATAATATTTCTCCAGCATCTACTTCAGCAACCACTTGATGAACAACACTTCCAATTATAGGATAATTGCTGTTGTTTTGCCAGGTTCGTATCTGTGGGTCTTTACCTTTTAATTCTGGATAAAGATTAATAAGAGCCGGATGACCGTTGTAAATTTTATATCTGTTACAAACTTCTGGGGGTAGTATTCTTAAATATCCATGAAGAGTAATAATAACTCGACTTAAGGTTTTTTCATCATAAGCATTTAAGAGCCAATATACTATTTCATCATGACTTTTTTTCCAAAAAGATGATTTATTATTCCAGCTTGTCTTATCATAGATTTTAGAATTAGACATTACTATCGTTGGAGAAATACCTAGATAGTTTTCTAATTCTCTTAATTCAGTACCCGTTTGGCTAAAAAGGGCAATCCAAATTGGCTCATCTTTCATTTGCAATTCGTCTAAAAATATCTATGTTATAATCAATATAATCAATCTGTTGTTGAGAAGGTATGTAGTTAATCAATGTAAATAATTTCTCACTTGGTTTATCTTGTAACCCTTGTATGTCATTATATCTTATACCTTTTATTCCTGCCACTATAGGATTAGAGGTGTCTAATGAGTCAATAAAATTATATTTTTTATATTCAAAAAATTCTTGAGGAAGTCCGCACCCAAGTAAGTGATGAGGGACGTTTACATCAATAATATTATCTTCAATCATTTTTTGTAGTAATAATTGTCTACCGTATACCCATTCATGATATTTGGTAGGCATGTGTATGTTGTATTGTGTAGCCCAGTCATTAAAAAATGAGTAATCAAATGAGATAGCAATTTTATCTACTTTAGTAACTAAAAATTTATAGCAATCAATAAATTCTTTATACGTTTTACCTTGGGCTACGGCTATTTTTTTGCCAGGTAAGTTATCACCATACTCTCTTTCCCATTTAATAAAATTATCAATCGTACCTAAACAATTTTCTAATACGTCAGGAATAATATAATATGTTGGTTCTAAAAAATTAATCCATTTAGCAAATTGAGTTGAATCAAAAGCAGCTCCAAGTTCAAAAATAGAATTATCAAGAATTACCTCTCTTCCATTTTTTAGCGCGTCTTTAAATAGTTCATAATATTGTTCATTTTCTTCAAAGAGATGGACTAGTGCATAGTCATAATCGGTATGAGATTGTACTCTTTTAAAAATAGATATCGGAGATTCATGGGCAATTTTAACCATTAAGATTATACTCCTGTTCTTCGATAGCTTTTTGTTTAATTCTTTTTTGGTAATATTTTGTGCCTAAGAACTCCATTTTTTGAATTATCTCGTTAACTTGGGTTTGATTAAGAGTAACAATTTCGGTAACCCCACTAATTTTTTCCTCAACCCATAAGTTTTTTGGATAAAAAGCTTTAAAAGCTTCTTCCACACCTCTCATTTCTTCGATAGGCCCGGCTACCGTCTTCATTATTTTTATATCCCATTTACTATACTGCTCAGGATCGTGTTTGAATCGATCGGCAGCATCCCATGATGAGGTATGTCCAAACTTATAAAAATCAATTTTTTTTGTTTCTTTATTAGTAAAGCGGGCCAAATACATTTTACCTAACATACAATTCTCCTTAAGAGTAATACATCAATTGAATCTCAATTACTACTGATTAAACAAACGCAGGTCCATCCTCACCAATAAGGCCTGGTTGTTCGTTTTTTCCATTTAACTTCTTTTATTAGTTGATTACATATCTCATTTGATACTTCACTTTCCTATAGCCAGTAAGGATTAATTACCATAGTAAAAATTATATCTTAAGTTTAGTTAATTCTCAACAGTTCCAATCCAGTTGAATCATCATATTCACTACCAAGTTGACCCTCTAAAAATGTATTAAAAGACAAACTCACTCTTGTATGTTCTGCTTGTACATGTTCAACCATATGTGTCAATGAGGAAGGAAACAAAATTAATTTTTTTGGTATGGCTTCATACCGCCATATTTCAGAATTCCATAGGTTCCAATTTTCTGTTGACACCCTAATTTGTTGATAACTATCTTTAAAAAAGCAAATTCTATCTTTTAATGCATCTGTCTGTATGTAAAAAACACCAGAAATAAAGCTATTTGGATGTGCGTGTTTGTGGTGATACTGCCCCGGTTCGCTGTAGTTGACCCATCTTTGCGTGAGCCTTAGCGTGACATCATGCTTGGGGTTGGTTGTGGCTTTGAAATACTCAGCCACCGAATCTTCCATCCATGACCTAAGACTTGTCATCACAGGCCTCTTAAGGGCGAAGTTATTGGAACTTGTCCGGTTTCCCTGATTAGCACGTTGCTCAAGTTCCATGAGGAAAAACTTCTCTTCCTCGGTTAGCTCTCTGCCAAGGTCAAAGAACCCCACGGGCTGGGCGAATAGGCCGTGCAAATTCATGCCGCCGCCTTGTTGAACATTGCAACCCATTCGTTGTGTTCTTTGAGTTGTTCCTCGGTATAGATCGTATTGATGGAGTCCTCAAAGGCTTT